TCCCTCATTCCTCTCTTCTAAAAGCAGCACCTCGCTGCAATGTAATATTTTGTTTATTATACTCTAAATGCCCCTATTTGTACACCAATTTGCAAATATTCTTGGCATTCGATAAAGTCTAATGATTTTACATATTCAACTTTTTTATTACGTCAGTCTTTTCGCCAATTATTGCGCAGTTTCCCAGAAGTTTTTGACGAATTTTTGACGGAAATCCGCGTAATTTATTGGGAGATATAAGCGTAAATTAAAGCAGCGGATACACCGATCCATAGATTTCTTTGTCTAGTCTTAACCCTAATTTTCCGCTTTGCCTCTTTCTCTAACTCGGTCAAGGATTGATTGGCTCTCTCTAATGATTTCTGCGTCTGTTCGTTCAAGCTCTTGGACACGATCAGTTCTTTCTTCACTTTCTCTAATTGCTGATTGGCTTCGGTCAGCTGCGCCTTCTGCTCGGTCAAGAGCTGCTGCTTGCTCTCGTTGTTCTTCTCCAGCCGATGTAAGTTCTGCTCGAGTGTCGTCAGCTTGCTTTCCGATATCTGATACATCTCCTCGGCCTGCGAAGTAGAACCAGCCGCTAGCCACAAGGAGAGCACCAGCGGCAAGAAGAGCCATTTTCTTTGAGATTTCCACATTCTTCCTCCTAGTACCATTCGCTCATGTCGTAATTCTCTCCACCGATGCTATAGCAATCGGTCCACTGCCAGCCCGCGAGAATGTTGCCTGGGTAGCTATCTCGGAAGCCGCACTCGCTCGCCCCGTACTGGGCGCACCAGTAGGGGACGTAGTCTGCAAGATCTTCCACACCGATGAAGGTTTCCAGTGTGTACAGGCTTGCATAGATCCCTGCCTGGTAGTCTTTTGCGTTGCAAGCGGAGATGAATGCGCTGCACGCGGCAGTGAGTTCCTCCTTGCCAAGAGCGAGCACTTCGGGGGCTTCAACATCAAACCAGATCCCCAGCTCGGGTGCCCCGTAGTCCAGCGCTTCCAGTGCATCCATGACGACTTCGGCTTCCTCTTCGGCGCGCGCTGTGCTCTGGGCATGGGTATAGCAATAGACGCCCCACTTGAGGCCACGGGCGGCTGCGCCCGCGATCTGCTTGCTGTGGAGCTCAGAGAGTGTGCAGCCTTCTGAAATCTTGACGATCACACCCTCGACGCCTTCGTCTACCAGTCTTGACCAGTCAATATCAGTGTTCCATCCGCTTATGTCAACTACTTTCATATTTCCCTCCTACATTCTTCGCTTTCTTTTCACGACGTCTGCGAGATCTGCTAGTGCGGAAACACCTGCGTCGTTCAGGTTCTCGACGACCGAGAGCAGCTCGGTCGCCGCCAAATATCCGATGCAGACTGTCATGAAGAAGGCCGGCATGTGCATATCCTTAAACATAAAATCGACGACACCAGATGCAAATGCAATCAGCATGTACATCATAATTTTGCTCACAAAGCGCGTCTTCATCACATCGGATGAGATGAGCCCCCGCCGGTGTGCTTCAGGGATCATGCAGATTTCTTCGGCCAGTGTACCATCTGCCGTGAGAGGCTTGGCGAGGGCGAGCCACTTTGTCGCAAGGTCTAAGATGATGAGGATGATGAAGGCACACATGAGCTCAGCATGCATCTGTAGCATAGCCCCGATACTAGCAGCGGCTGCCTTCTCAAACCACCCGGCTCCCAGTGTGCGGACGCCCTGCCTGGTGTATTCATAGAGTATGTTAAAGTCCATGGTCTCCCTCCTCTTGTCTGAGTTTTTCTTTAAGCCTCCAGATCCGTTCTACTTCATCGTTGTAAGAGAGCTCAAGGTTCAGCGCTGCGCCGAATTTACGAATAAGCTGGTTCTGCAGGTCAATGATGGTGGACTGGGTCTCGATGATTTCATCCAACGACATAATCTTCTCCTGTAATATCTTTATATTCTTCTTCCGTGATCCAGCGGCCGACGACAGCATACACTCTGGCTTTACTCCAGAGCCCTGCTTCGTAGTAGTGTTTTACTTTTTCATAGTTTTTGCTCATTGTGTTCCTCCTTATCTACTGCTCTATGCGCTTATAGAAATAGTGTCGATTTCGGCTTTACTTTGTGCAGCTTCGACCTGCGCCTTGGCGGCTCTATACGCTGTGTGCAAAGCATTACTACGCACAGCAACAGCGGCGATAATCATACGCAAGTCTTGAGCTGTAACCACTGCATCCTCATTGTCTGCCGTGGTCCAGCTAATTTTAGCACCATCGCCCTGTGCATCAAGCCAAATAATTGCGGCTGATATACGGTCGCGCGCCTGACTGTCGTAATCGTAGAGGTGCCCGTTATACGCAATCGGCTCGACCTCTTTGCTATCACGCTGGCGCTTCAGCTCAACGATTTTGCGCTGTTTTACGTTTTCAATAGGTTCTTCCTCATGCGTAACATTTACACCTAATTCCGCTAAGGCTTCATCACTGATTGACAGAGAAACAAAGATGCCGTCTTTTCCTAGTGCTTCCGAAAGGTCATACAAGTTACCATAGCTATTAGCCTTATACGTGTATGTATTCATCAAAATCACCTCTTAATTAAATACTATTTCGACTCTATATTTTTGCCTACATTTTTACCATTAAACATATTAGCAAATTCGGAAGGTAACTTATTTGTATATTCGTAGAAGCCAGGAACATAGCTCTGATACTGAATGCTTGAAAAGTTAATGCGTACATTTTCATTTGTTTCCACTGACGTTACTTTAACAGTGACATTGTATTTACCCCCAGTGACACCATCGACATTGAAAGCAAAATCAAGAAAGCCACCATAATAACACAACATCACAAGAGTAACAGCTTTGCCTTCGTGCCGCACGTTGCCTTCAACTTCGCCGATAGTAGCATTGTAGCGAGAAAAGCCGTATTGATAACCTTGCTCCCCCATGGTCATGATAAATTCGCCGTCACCTTCAATGGTACTGCCATTAGCCTTCATCAAAATACGATTCAATCCCATTTAAGCACCTCACGATAACTTTATTGCTTGCGCAATGCTTGTCACGACACCACTAGTATTTTTACTCAAAAAGATATTTAAAAGTAGACCGCTTGCTGTTATCGCTAAATCCGCAGCACTTCCGGCATATTTTAGAGTGCCAGCATTAGTGATGCTCAATGCGTAAGAGCCATTAGACGCTATATAGGCTGTAAATATTGATGTATCACCATTGCTTATCATTCCCGCCAACGTGGACATATCCAGCGTAAGCGCACCTGTTACATTGTAGGTTGCTACAGACGTGGCAGGGTTATCGTATGTGCCACTAATGCGTGATGTTGCAAAACTTTCAAAATTGAATTTTAAGCGTTGAAAGTTTTGCTGAGCCGTCCATGTGTTCTGTGTAGACGTGCTTACTCCACTACCACTCCCGCCACCACTAACAGTAATAGTTACGTTACCACTAGCGTCGGGCTTGGTGTTATTTACGCTTTTGACATAGCCGTCCAACGATTGATGTTGCGTCAGATATCCGCTGTCATTTGCCAGCTGTGATACTTTTGTTGGAATTGAAGAACGCACAGAGGTGAACTCTTGCTGTACAACTCTATTCTGAATTGCATTGGTGCTGGTCGATGATAACGCAGAATCAACGGTAATATTGGATCCTGAGCCACCGCCGCCGCCACTAATATTGACGTTGCCGGAAGCATCTGGCTTTAAATTATTGACTGTTTTGATGTAAGTCGTTTCAATAACATTTCCTGCTCCATCTTGTGTTGCCTTGATTGCAGCAGCTGCCGTGCCTGTTTTATCCAGTTTGTCACTCAGGTCTGTTTCAGTTGCAATAGGGATTCCATTTACAAATACGCCAGGCCCCTTGATATTTACCCCGCGTCCTCCTGTTGCATCAATAGTAAACACAGGTACTGTATTTCTAAAGTCATCTGAAATTGCTGTGTTCCCAAAAATAAGTTTATGTACACCCATCATTAGGTCACTATCTGCAGTTTTTTTCATGTATGGAGTAAGGTCTGGGGTGCTTTCTTCAGTAATGTCAGCTTTAGTAATATATCCGCTGTCATTAGTAAGCTGGCTGGTTTTTGTTGGAATCATAGCTATAAGGTTCTGTTCAGACCCTACTAGAGTATCTGTATCAACAAATTCAGAATCATTGGTAAGTTGGCTAGTCTTTGTAGGAATCTTAGCATCTACTTCTGCCTTAGAATAAGTTGTAGCAATATAGGCTTTGGCCTTTTCCGCACTCTCCGCGGCGGAAGTCGCGCTATTAGCTGCATTTGTCTCACTGATTTTTGCATTAGAAGCACTGGTAGATGCATCAGAAGCCGAAGAAGCAGACGCAGAAGCAGACGAGGCAGCAGCATCTGCTTTTGAACCTGCAATTTCAGCCCACACCCTAGCAGACGTGCTTCCATTTGGAGCTTGTCCTCTTGGTGCTTCTGCATATCCCATAGCTTTATTTGCATAGTACGCTGCTGTTTCTGCGCTAGAGTTAGAAGCACTAGCACTGTTCGCTGAGTTACTTGCAGAAGTCTTAGCTTCTTCAGCCCATGTCTTAGCTGACTTATTGCCAGAGACACCATCTGGACTGCTATCTGACATCGACCACGCCTTGGCTGTATTGGCGCTCGCGGCTGCATTTGTCTCGCTGGTGGCCGCTGCACTGGCGGAGGCGGCTGCACTTTCGCTGGCGGCATTCGGGTTTAGACCCTCTACAAGCTTTGTCCCGGTCTCGTCCCAGTAAAATCCCATGTTGGCTTTAGGCGACGGAAGCATGGGATCTATGCCGCTAGCCTCTACAGAAACTTCTAAATGCCGCTTAGAGTCTGTATCTAAATCCTGCAAAATTCTGGTGATTTTATCCAGTGCATCTTCCGTCACATCGAATGGCCATTTGTCCCCGAGGCTTGTCTGCTGGTCTATTTTCGTTTTTCTTTGGATAACAAGATACCATCCCTCCGGAAGCACGGGCGGCCGTTCGGCCTCTGCAGGTTCTTCTCCGGGCGCATACCCCGGGTAGATAATTTCTTTTTTGTCCATATCAATGAAGTAATTGCCCGTGAGAGTCTTTTTCTTACGTTCCTTGTCTACAAGCGTCACAACAATATCCGCTTTCTCAAGGACCGTAAAGGTATACGGAAAACTTGTTGTAATTCCATCACCCCTATAGACGATTCGATTCGCTTCGACACCTATCATTTTTTACCCTCTTTTTTTCTCTTTCATCGGCCGACGTCAATAACCTTAGCACATGAATTTGTGTTGATCATATGCTTTCCCTTTCTAATCGTTTCGCTACGTCTGTCTATGGCTGGCAATCAATCAGCCGATAATAAAAACGTTGAATCATTTTTTCTTCTCCTTTAGCGTCTTACCCCAAAGTGACTTTCTGAACCAATCCCACATGGTGAATTCCGTGTCAGTGCAAGTAAGCCGCATGAAGTTCCAGAAGGCGTCTGTGATGGTATCCGGGACGGGTATGGATGTCCTTGTGATGGCTTTGGTGGCTCCTCGCCCCATCTCTATGAGATCACCTTTCTTGGTGGCTCTTAGGAAGTTTTCCATGTGCTTTAGGGTATCAAAGAATGGAGCGTCTGGGGCTGCGGATCCGAAGGATTTCCCGGTAAAGAAATCTACTGTCCACGGGACTGCTTCTCTTACAAGAGGGACGCCGCCAATGGGGCCGCCGGAAGCAGCAACATGGAGAAATTTCTTCTTCCATTTATCTTCATCATCAGAGTCGTCGCCGATTTCTCGTAAGGCTGTTTCGACTAAAGCGCCTAGGATCCACCAATACCACGTGGCTGCGAGGAGCGGCTTCACGTCTCCCTTGTCATATAAGACGTACCCCGCGCGGATGAACTGGTTCGTAACAAGGTTGGTATAACTATAGAATGTGGTCATCTGTGCAAGAATTCCGTTCTTCCTGATAAAGCTGGTCTGGTCTTTGGTCTCATTGGATCCGAAAGTCTCTCTCACAGCTTTGTCGGCCAGTCTCACGGCTTCTGCGTCCATCTCGTCTCTATTGAGCTTGCCTTCGATTTCCATAGCGGCCATGGCTCTCTTGTAAGTGAATAACCATTCTGGCAAGGAAAACATTTCATCTGTCGCCTGGATCAGCCAGTAGGCCTTGGAGTTTAAGGTATCGACGCCATACTTGCCGTGCTCGATCTTGGAGCGGAACTCGGACTCGTTCTTCCCTACCGGCAATCTGTCCTGCATGTACATATCCCTATCGATGGTGGCCCCTCGGTCTCTCATCATAGTGGACTTGGTTTGAATAAATCGCCGCTGCTCTACGATGTTCCCATGAAAATAGAAATCTCCGACGGCCTTTATGGCATTGGCTGCTCCCATCCGTTCCATCATGCCGGTGATGTTCCCGATATTCAGTAAAGCTGTGGAGAATCGGAACCCCATCGTCGTGAAATTGAAGCGCCGCCGGGCTCTGCCTAAGGTAGAGTCCCATTCGCTCATATCCTTGATCGAGGAGTGCCAGCAGTCCTTGGCCCATCCCTGCAGCAGAGAAAGGGTTTCCGGGCCTGCGGTGTTTTCGATAGCTGCCACGACTTCTTTCCGATTGAGGAGCTTGTAGACGTCTACGGTGGCTTCTCGCATGGCGATGTGCTGCATGGCTTCGTTCACAGCCTCTACATATACGTCGAGGTCGAGGCGGAGCTTCTGCCCGCCGGAAGCTCCCGCACGCTGCTTGGTGCTCCCCATGCCTAAGGAGAAGGAGGAGATGTTCTGCATGTCCATCTTGGCGATGTCTGTTGTTGAGAAGTTGCTTGTCTTCGTGCTGCTTAATGGATCGTACTTGATTCTATAGTACGCGCCATGAATGACACGTCCCGACTTCAGCGTAAAATCTTCGCCCTGAACCTTCCCTAGGGGCGTGCCGTAGAGATCATTCTGGACTTTGTTTCTCTCGCCCCAGTAAGAATTAAGGTGCTCCCATACGCTTTCTATGAAGTCCCAGTCCTTGTCAGTGAGGTTCTTATCCAGCATGTCCAGTATGGTTTTCTCGTCGGTGTTCAAGGTATCGCTCAGCCACAAGGTCTCTATGAGGCGTTCCCTGTTGGACTTGGTGCCAAAGTTTAAGGCCATGGCGAGGAGCTGCTCCTTGGTGTAGGAAACGGGTTTACCGCGCTCGTCCAGCCCTACGGTGTAGAGCTTCTTGCTGCGGATCACCGTCCATTCTTTTCTGGAGTAGATCGCGAAGTTCTTCCGGAAGGTGACTCGGGCTTCGCTCTTTAGCTCTCGCAGATGGGCAGCCGCTTTGTCCATGGGTTTATAGAAATACTCATAAGCAGACTTTCCCAGCCGTTCGATGAGAATCTCGGGAAGCGTAATGTCCTTGATGAGGCTGTGGATTTTTGTCCCCAGCCTGTCCAGGCTAGTGGCGGTCTGGTTCTTGAGTCCCGGCGTGGCCACTCGATGGGTCCAGTTGTCTAAAATCTCATCGTGGATCTTTTGTGCCGCGTTATCGAAAGAGGTTCCTAAGGTGTTCCCCTCATACTCTCTTCGGCCTAATTTGTAGACGGCCTTCATGACTTTTGCCATTTCCCGGAACTGGTCCATGGTAAGGTCTTTTAGCTTCAAAGAGGTAGAGCCTTCGAAGGCGCTTCTCATCCATCCGGGAATGATATCCTCGGCCATATAGCGATCATCGTCCATGGCCTGCATGGGATTCATCTCTACGGCAAGCCAGCGCCAGTTGAAAGGTCTCTCCTGCCCGCTCTCGTCAATAGGCAAGATGCCGTCTTTCTTCGTGAGGCCTAAGACGTATGCCATGTGCTGCACGAAGTAGCGGGCGTCGTCTTTCATTAGAACGGGTTTATCCGTTCGGGATATCCGGTTCAGGATACCTAAAATGCCATACCGTTCCATGCCGTTTTCGTTAAGAAGCGGCGTGGTGACTTTCCCGCCGCCTCCGTGAAGGGTGCGACGGATTTCTTCTTCGTTTGCCCTAGCGAACTTGGCCATGGTAAGGCATTGTGCCTGCTCGCGTTTCCAATAAGCAGCGCCTTCCCAGTCATTAGCTGCGGCCGCTTTCATGGCGCGGGCTTCTGCGATCTGCGCCTTGTTCTCCCACCATCGCCAGCTCGTGGCGTGGGAGAGTTTCTCGCCGCCTAATGTATTTCTGGCGTCCTCTTTGATTTCTCTCATGTCGAAGCGCATGGCGTCTCTGGACTCTTTGAGGCCGTCTACCATAGTCTGGAGCTGCACCGCAAGATCAGCAGCGGTGAGTTCTGCGTCTTTTGTGGTGCTGTCGGCCTTTGCTCTAGCGTTACGTTCCTTCTCAAGCTCAGCCTCAAGGGCCCGCATGTTTCCTTCCAGAATGGTCTGTGATTCCTTTCTGGACTTGTTCTCGCCCTTGGCTGCTTCGGCTTCTGCTTTCGCTTTTTCGAGCTGCTCTTTTAGCAGCTTCTTCTGCTTCTCCAGCTTTGCGATCTTATCTTCCGACTTGGCAATCACATCTGTCTGCTTGTCGATCTCTGTTGTTTCTTTTTCGGAAACAAGTCCCAATCGCTTGCGAATTTCTCTCGCGGTCTTTTTCTTGTCTTTGGACCGTTTGAGTTCCATCTGCATAGAATTGACGAGATGGATGTAAGCAGAAACTTTCTTTTCAAGCAGCATGGCTTCGATGCGAGACTTCTTGGCCATGCCTTCCGGGGATCGAAGAATTTCTTCAGCCATGCCCCTGATGGCTTCCGGGGTTAATGCTTCTTCCCGATAGTGCTGCACCATCTCTTCGATGTGCTTGTTCCACCGTTCTTCCGTAGTGCCGCCAGCAGCTCTCAGCTTTTCTTTCAGATCTTTTTCTGTGAGCCCGGCCATTTGGAGAAATTCGTCACGGTCTTTCTTTGTAGGGAATGTGTCGGAGTTGTAAATGGTCTCGATCTGATAGATCTCATTCTCTTCTCCCAGAGACTCGATGAAGCTGGTTCTCTCTTCTTCAGAAGAAATGGAGGCTTTGAAGTTTTCGATGGCTTCTTCTCTCACCATATGAAGGTAGTAACTCATGGCTTTCTCCAGAGCTTTGTCCTTGACGCTCTCAGCCCATGCCTTGAGGTTGCCCAGTTCGGACTGGTTCACGTTGACGGTCTTGTCGATGGCTTCTAGCTTCCTTTGTGCGGCCCATGCGTTGATTTCGGCTTCTGTAGAAATCATACGATCGAAGATGTCTTTGATTTCAGGGGTGAGTTCTACGTTTCCCAGGTTCTTCGCGGTCTTATAGATATCCGTCAACCACTTTTTGAACCGCCGGAATACGCCCTGCATTTCTTTGGTGGGTGCGCTGCCTTCCATGAGGTATTTCTCGAAGCCTCGAGCAAAGCGTTCCTGCATCCAGCGTTCCATGGCACCGGCCTTCCCTGCTCTGATGTCTTCGGCATACTTGGTGAATTCCTTCTCTAAAATAGTCCCCTTGTATTCAGAGAGGTGGTCTTCGGAAAAGGCGGTCCATGAACGAATGGTAGAAAGATCGCCCTGCATGCCCTTCAATGCAGCGCGTGCTTTCGCCGTATCCCCGTTGAAGTAGGTGGCGACATTCTCTTCGCTCATCTGGCTCATGTTCTCAAGCATAGAAAGGAACATATGAGCGCCTTCATGGATGGCTGTAGATTCATTCGCACCGTCGAAAAGCTCAATGACGTTGGCGTTTCTGTCGTAGGAGCCCTGGTATTTGTTTTGGAAATATACGTTCAGCTTCTGGCCTAATTCTTTGGCCTTTGCTTCTCGGTCGCCTTCTACGTCCTGGTCATATTCACGGACCACGATACCTTGTGATTCCAGAAAGTTTACCGTTTCTTCCGGTGTCCCCTTCGGGATGACAGCGCCGGAGAATTCGTCGAACGTCACCTTCCTAGCTGGCTTGGCTTCGAAGTAGTCCGTCGTTACCTTGTCCGCTTCCTTTAGAAAATCTTTGATGTGCTGGAGGAATTTCTTATCTTCCGGGAATCCGTGCAGATCTTTCTTCCCATCTCTCGTGTCCTTCATGAGCTCAGCCAGATCCATGTCTAAATCCATGCCGTAACTGCCGCGGAGCTCAGCTGCTTCGTCTATCAGGCGATTGTACATGTCTTCCGCCTTCTTGTACCGCGCGAGTTCTTTCTTGTTCGGCGCAAGGAGTGATTCATGGTTTTTGATATCCCTAATTGACGTAAACTTTTTGGAAAGGAAAGCGAGCAGGCTGTTGAAGCCGTAGTTGACACCTCCCGCTCCTTCGTTGTTGGTGCCGCGGTATTTTTTCATCAGCTTGACAATATTGTCAATGTTGAATGCGTATTTCTTCCCGTTGTCCCAAAGGTACCTTTCTTTATAGAGGCTATCGAATTCAGAACGGACGAACGCCGTGAATCTCTCCATACCTGCTTCTTCGATGGTCTTACGTAAATCCTTTACGAAAGCGTCTCTATCCACCTCTTTGTAGGGTTTCTTTTTCTTATCTTCCTCGTATGCAGAAAGCCGTAAAAGGAGCTCTTTTACTCCCTCCTCATTGATATGTCCGTTCGTTGTCCACTTAGCCAATACTCGCTTAGAACGTCCCACTAGCCCCTTTCCCATGGCGATATCTTGTCTCATTTCGTCAAAGTACGGTCGAGCCGCTTGGTCTACTTCCGAAAAATCACCTTTCTTTACCTTTGAAGATTTAAGCGCATGAATAAGTTCTGGATACTCCTTGAAAAGCCTTTCACATCTTACTGAAGGCGTGACTGTCCGCTCTTTTATCGGGATGTCTTTCTTTAAAACGTTCTTAACGTAGTAGTATTTAATTGCGATATTATTTTCCATTGCCGCAAGAGACTCTTCCCCATCGTAGAAGGAAAAGTTAATTTCTCTTACGTCAATACTATTCTTTTTGAGGAACTTTCTTATCTCTTCGTATTTCTTGTGAAAAGCATCGCTATCTATCTTCGCCGGTTCTTCATAACTCACCACCGGCTTTCTCACGGTATAGGCATCTCTGGAAAAGACTTCGTTCGCCCTAGACTTCCGTGGGTCTATCATGTCCTTATCCCCGATCAGCGTGATCTCCCCAAAGTCCCCGAATGGGATATCCCTCTTCGTGATGGCGAGGGACGGCATCGGGAGGCCGCCCAGCTTGATGGCTTCTCTCAATTTGCCAGTAGAAACATTGTGATAGACGACGAGGTCTTTGTCTGCTGCCGTCTGGTAGTAGGTGGGATTTTCGCTTTTCAGCTTGACAAGGTCTTCTTCATTTGCTACATTAGGAGCAGATAAAAGGTTATCGACTTTTTCTTCAGGCATGGGCCAATTAGGGCTTCTCTGGAGAATTTCGTTGATAGCCTTTTTTCTATTGACATAAAGCAAATTTCCTTCATCTAATTGACCGATAAACCACTCATATGATGGGGTCTTCGACTTCTTTTTCGTCTTGCCATATGCGCTTGCAATCCGGTTGATTTCGTAATTTTTTCTCGTAGTCACTTTTAGCTCAAACGGGACGACGATGGTTGCCCCATTGCGATCTTTGAGATCTACCACCACCACACGGCGTTCCTCTCCGTTCGGTCCTGTATATGACTTAAAGATCATGATTGGATCTGTAAGCGCCCTCGGCAGCTGCTTCATGATCTCCGGTGTCATGTCTCCTGCATGCTTTCTGTTCAGGATTTTCTCAAGATCTGTCTTGGTGATTTCCACAGGAAGGACTTCAGCTCCTGTTAGCTTCAGCACAAGAGGCGTTGTCATTACGCGAACCATGGGTGCCTCTTCTTTACCTGCCATGAAACGATCTACGCTATCTGCGAAGGATTTCTCATCTGCGTCCAGCTGCCGCTCGGCCATATCCTTCTTTGTCGACTTTCCCGATAGAACGTTATGGGCATATTCTCCAGCCATTTGGTGATAGGTGCTGCTCTCTTCGAAGTCGTTTACGACGCTCGCTAGGACTTCTCCGTTTCCCCCGATTTTATCGGTAGTTTCTTTGACTTTTGCCAGCCATTCCTGTATACTATGGGTAAAGAGAGACTTACCTAAATTCTGCCCGGTTTTGGTATCCGGATACAGGTATTTAGGTAGGTCTTTTTTTATTTGTTCATTACTTGTAATGTCACCATCATAAAAGTATAAATTGCCGTTTTTATCTTTTCTTACAATAATTCTGGCTATACATTCTTCCCCATTAACCACGACGCGTGTCGCATAATACCTATAAGCCAATGTTGTTTGATTTGACTTTTTGACTCTGGATTCATCTTTAACTTCTTCGTAAAGGAATGTTGCGTTTTCAATAACAGAATCGAGGTTAACCGCCAAAAATAATGTCCTCGGATTTGTGGAGTGATGCCTTAATTCCTTAGCCGATGAAACAGTGATACTGATTAACTCACCGTCAAGATTTTTTACCCGTCCCGGTTCTCTGTACCCCTTTGATAATTCTTTACCTGGGTACAGACTTTTGAAAATGGTCTTAATCTCTTTTCGTATGGAATCGGCATCTGCGGCTATATTTATTCCGTTATCTCGTGCTGCCTTCTCTAATTTTTCTTTAAATCCTCCTTCTGTCATAACGATTGGATTTCCATAGTATAGCTTTGTGACCTTTTCGACGGTTTCCCAATCTCCAAACCATTCCCTGAAAGTTTCGCTATGGGTAATCAGCCACTGGCGCTCGGTCAGCTTTGTCAGTGTACCGTCCGGGGCTTTCATCCATTCCTCAGTATTCCAGTATTTCTCTTTCACAAGCTGCAGTTCGTTCTCGATGGCGGACTGGTTCAGCTGAGACGCGGTCTCCGGACTGACTTCACCAGCGGCAATCATGGCCAGTTTCAAAGGCACGCCGTAGTTCTTATGGAAGTTCTCTGCGAGCTTTGCCAGGATTAAAGCGGAGTCTCTCGCGGCTTTGGTGACAGCGCCGTTTCCCGCTGCCTTGATTTCCTCAAGGAGCGGCTTGTAGGCTTCTTCATAGGTCTCGGGATCCAGTAGTGTCTGCGCGATGAGATCTTCCTTGTTTAAGGATTTCAGCGTCTCACTCACTCTCTCGATGGACTCGACTCTCTTTTTCGCTTCTTCGATCTCAGCGATGGCCGCTTTGGATTCTTCATCGCCTTTATCATTTTCAGCGATGATTTTTTCTTGGGCGATATCGTAGAGTTCACGCTGGTTTGGTGCTCTTCCGTATGCCCCGTAAAAATCCTGATACCAATCTGGGTTCTTGGAAACTCTGAGATGTACCCGATCTTTCCCTTCCCCGACGTCGAACATATCGACGCCTTTTTCATTGGATGTGTTGGCGTCCTGTGTCTTTCTCCGTTCCATGTAGTCCTGGAGTTCTTTGACGCCGGTCAGCTTTCCCCATGCGTCTTTGGCTTCCTGGAGGATGGTCTTGCATGTATCTTCGATATGATCCAAACCGCCGGAAAGAATTTCTCTTGCGGTGTCCCTATCTTCTCTTCCAATATCGGTATCATCGGAGAAGTGGTCGTTCAAGATTTTTTCTGCAGCGGCCGCTTCTCTTTTTTCGCGTGTCATGGTGACAATGTCGATCATGTCTTTCATGCGCTGCCGCTCTTCTCGGATAGCATGGATCGTTTTTTCTCCTTTGTCCATGGTGGTGTAGTCGGAAAGGGCTTCATGGGTTTCGGGGGTGGCGGTCTGCATGTATTTCCCTGTCTCTACCTCTAAGGGCTTGCCGGTCTTGATGGCGTCATCTAATTCTTTAGCGGTGATCGTGCCATCTTCTACGAGCTTGTTTAAGGCATCATGTGTCTTTTCATTTTCGGCCGCTGCGGAAGCGTCGATGTAAAGCGTGCCGGAGCCGGTATGATCGAGCTGGTTCTGCAGTGTCTTCCGGTAGGTTTCCGGTGCTTTTTGGTAAAGGGACGATTCGGAGCGGAGATCCATGAGTTTCTGCAGCATGGATCTTTCGTTCTCACGTTTGAATTCGATAACGGCGTCTTTCATTTCGGAGAGGCCAGCGATTCTCTTCATGGCTCTATGGGCCCCTGTGCCTGCTAAAGCAGCACCACCGATCGACATACCAACAACAGAAGGGACGGCTTCGATCATGGCGTCCAAGGCATTCCCCATCATCTCTCTTACGGGAACAGTTTCTTTCCCAAAGAGTCTGGTATCCATATCTGCAGAAAGAGACTGCAGGCCTTCTTCTGCGATCTCTGGCGCTGCCACTTTGGCAAACTGTTTCGCACCGTATCCGATGGCTTTCGCTCCTACGGCAGCTCTCCCTGCACCGATCAGTTTCTTCATAGCGGCTTCGTTCTTGATGACGGCTTTTGCTGCGTCACTCCCCCATACTTTGGTGATGCCCTTGAGTGCGAGCTCCCATGCACCGGTTTCAATGGCTGCATTGATCCTTCCGACTCTCTTGGCATGGCCAATGGCCTGCTCTCGGGTATAAACAGATTTCCCGTTTTTATCCTTTTTGGTGCGCCAATCCCAATAGGCCTGCCCGGCTTCTGCTCTATAGGTTCCTGTGAAGACGGAAGCAGTGCCTAATGCAATGAGCCCTGTCAGTGCGGCCGCTCCTGTGACGGCTGCTCCTGCCACGGCTCCCGTGGCTCCTACGGCGCCCACTGCGGATGCAGCGCCTAAGGTAGCGATCTGCGGCAAGTTTGTTTTGGTGGCCGCTAAGATAGGCTGCGCCAATGGGGCGATCGGAGCGATGATTTCTGCTGCGCCGCGCATGATCATATTCTTCTGCATGGAAAGCTGGGAGATGGTTTCCCCTACAATCTTGGCCACGTAGGAGTCCCCGATTTCTGCGTTATATGCTTTCTGCGCATTCATGAGTCCAGGGATGGCTTTCTCTACTTCTTCATCGGAGATTTCTCCGATGGAAGCTTTGTACATGAGCTCGCTCTGTGCGTCGAGCGCCTGCCCGGCTTCGTAGGCGGTGCCCACAAAATGGGTGCCGGTGTCGTAGAGGTAGCCAATGACATTAGAAAGATCGGTGAGCTTGCTTTCCGGCATGGTATAAACCGCCGCGCCCTGCGCTGCTGCTTCTCGGTTCTTCAGGATGTTGGTATAGTCCTTCAGAGCAATGGTAGTGGCCACGGGGTCTTCCGTGTCGAGTTCCGGGTAGAGTCCATTCAAGGTCTTGGCAGAAAATGGCTGGTTGTTCAGCGCGGCCGCATTCCTCTGTCTCTCATAGGTGGTGACAGCTGCCTTGTACATATCTGGATCGGAAGCAATCAGCTGTGGGGCAATGCCTAGCGCACTTCCTAATTTCTCAGACTGTTCGAGGCGGTTATCATCCGGTGCGCTGTTTCCGAAAAGGTTCTTGTATACGTCAGTGGATTTCACGAGGTCTTTGGCGGATTCCCACTGGGCTTCTACGGTGTCGGCGAAGCCGCCTAAGGGCAGGATCTCTCCATCCTTGACGGATTCCATATTATCCTTCTTGGCCTGCTGTTCTTCGGTGAGCTGAATGCCGCCGAACTCCGGTGTCTGTCTCACCTGGATGGGTGTGTAGTCTTTCGGCTTGATCCCATGCAGCACGCTTCCTAAAATTTCTTCATCCATTGTGATTCCTCTCAAATATCGAATACGCTTAATTCTCCATTGGAAATCTGTCTCATCTGTTCATCAGATACCCACTTGGTCTCGCTCATTCCGTTCCCGTAGTCTACGTCAATGTAGAAGCCATTCGGATTTCCATCTTCGTCTACGGCCTGCGACGTGTCCCTGATGTGATCGTCGTAGGCCTGCGCTTCGCTCATGGTTGGAGCTTCGTAGTCGTCCCCGAAAAAGTTTACACCGAAGATGTTAATCCCGCCGATTTTCGTTTTGCCGGTGCTGTCGAGGCTCTCTTTCCCGATTACATCGTAGTAGATGGTACGGAGTTCGTCATTGTCAGGATCTCTCCCCTGCTCGTTTTTGAAATCCATAATTTCTCTCTTAATGAGCATTTTCGCTGTCGAGGTGACGGCAGCGGTGTTGGTGTAGCACATGGCCGCAATGGCAGCGTCATCGTCCGGGATCTTGACGGCAAAGGTTCCCACGCCGTTTCCGCAGTCGATGACGTCTTTCCGAATCTTGGCATCCTGCTCGGCAGTGAGGTAGACGCCTTCTTCCTGCAGGTCTTTGATGGTGTTGTCGAGGTCTTCGATGGAATTGATTTTCGTCCCGATAAATCCTTCCAGTGCGTTGAACTGTTTCTCCTTCAGGCAGCCGCTGGTATCAAGTCCTCTGCCTACATTGGCAGCTCTGTTCTGTGAATTTTCATAGGTTCTCTTCTGATTCATCAGACGGCCTAAGAGTGTGACGCCCGCCGAAGAGTCCTTCAGCAAGGGATCGTTGTTCACAATATCCGCGGCGTACTCGTACGCCTGGCCAGGCGTGGAACCGTTCTGCTCCATTTCGAGGATCCCTTTGGTGATGTTCCGCACCTGGCTCTGAATGTAGGTTACCTGGTTGGAGCGGATCTCTGCGTACTGTTGCTTTAAGGCAGCATCGCTCTTGTCCTGCAGCTCGGCTCGTTCTTCGTCTGACATGTCGTCCGCCGCTTCGCCCTTGGCCTCTGCCACAGATCCATATCCGATCGGTTTGCCGAACCATTCATTCCATTCGTCCATGCTCCCGATGTGGATACCGCCGGAGGAGTTTCTGGCCATGTACTGGCCGTTTCCCAAATAAATGCCGACATGCTTTTCCCCGTCAATGAAGTCTCCGGGCTGTGGTTCATAGCCGTCGCCCGCCTTGTGATAGGCGTCCCCGAAATCGGAACCATGTGTGATTGTCCCGTCCGGAAAAAGGCCGGTCTTGGCGTAGACATCAGCGGTCCATGAATCGCACTGGATGGTGGGATCTTTGGTGACGCTTCCCATCCACTGATCGCCTTCGGTGTAGTTGTTTCTGGCAAATTCCGCGATCTGATTTCCCGTGACGCTGCCTTTCCCTTGAGGGACCGGCGTCGGGTGGTCTTTCCTCCATGCATCCCGGAACTGTTCCCATGTCATGGTAGTGAGGTTCAGTCCGTTTCCTTTGATGTAGTCTTCGGCGCTGCTTTTAATTTCCCGCGTCATTTTCTTCTGAAGGAACTGGTCTTTGTAAGCCTTGAGTGTCGGTTCGTCTATTCCCTGTGATTTCATGTATGCAATGGCATTGAGGCCCGCGCTGTAATCGCCAGTGGTGAGATAGGACTGCATGATCTCTTTGGCTTTATCGTTCTTCAGTGCTTTCATTTTGACGTCAATAGCTGCGCTATCCATGCTGAGGCCTGCCAGAATGGCAGTGGTATTCTTCTCCCAGCTTCCGAAGTTCAGGATGAGGGAGTCGGGGTCTTTGACGGACTGGTTCACCATGTTGCTGGTCATCAAGGAAATCTGATTTCCTGCGTAGTCTTCCATCTGCTTTCGCTGGTACTTGTCGATCATACGAAAGTTCGATGTCTGTGACTGTGCTCTCTGTTCCCCGAAAGCTCGGACGGCGTAATCAGAAGAGATACCATGATCCTGCAGGACCTGCTGATAAATCTTCTGTTCCTGGTCGGTGTAGTCTTTCTGCAGGTTCTCGGCAGCCTTGCCCTGATGGGTATTGAAAAGGCCGGTGTTCTCATCGTCCATAAGGGAATTGATGCGCTGCTCGTAGTCGTTCTTAGCGTCGAAGATTTTATCATTCTGGTTCTTCAGCCACGCTTTACCGATGGTATCGGAAACAGCCCCTAAGGCTTTCCCCATCATATCCATCCCCGCGGTATTTCCTCCCATGCCTTCGAGGGTGGCGGTGCTTATGACTTTCCCCTGCAGGGTGTTCTTGTTGATATTCTCTGAAAATTGAGAGAGCTTCATGCTTTACCTCCCGATCTTGAAGCCACCACCTAGCCACGAGTAGGGACTCTTGGTCAAGGAAAGTTTCTGCGGCTTGTACTGGTTGATGGCATATACCTGGTCTGTCATGGTCTCCGGCATTCCGCTCATAGCCGCCTGGTGGTGAAGTCCGCCTGAGGCTGACGGCGCGGAAGTTTTTGTGCCCCCGTAGGTCTTGGCTACGCCGTAGATGGAAGCAGCCGTGGAAAGGAGGGTGCCAAACATGGCCTGCTTCCCCTGCTGCCTGGCGTTGTAGGCGGCAGCTCTTGCGTTGTTTGCCTGGTTGATGTAATTCACCTGGTTGATGTAGGCGCTCTTGGTGTCATTTCTCTGATTGCCTAAAAGATTCATGGATGAATTTCGCCATTCGTCAAGCGTGGCAGCGTCCATGTCCTGCACGGATCCGGAGCTAGTGAGGCCGCTTGCTCCTGCTTCTGCCGCATGCTGGCCAATGACTAATCGTCTTCTGGCGTCAAGCTGCTGCTGTTTCTGCAGGTACTGGTCAGAAATCTGCTCTCTCTGTTTGTCTGCGATTCTCGCGTTCTGCTCTGCGGCTTCTGCCTGAGAATTGTAATAAGCAGACTGTGCTTTGGCCTGCTGATGAGCAGAGGCCATGGATGTGATGCCCTGCGCGGCGGTTAAGCCGATCAGGGCGGCGGATACGCTGCACATAGTTACTCCTTTAATGTAAATTGGACGAAGGTTTTCCCGCCCGTTTCTACTTCTTCCCCAAAGGCGGCTCCCATCTTTTTAATGACGCGGAGGGCTTTGGTGTTGTCTTTGGAAATGTAATTGGTAAGGACTTTGTATTTCTTCAAGCTGTCCTTGATGTAGTCTTGCATGCAGGCGACCAGGGCTTTCTTGTGGCGCTCGCACATAGTAGTTCCGAGCATCCAGATGGAGCATCCCTCCGGGCATAGGCCGATTCCGAAGGCAGCGAGCGGCATGTTCTCATGAATGGCATAGTAGGCTTCTATGGAAGTTGTCATGCTTTCATAGAGGCCGCCATAAGGCATGCGCCCCTGGGCTTCTAATTCTTCTCTGTCTTCTTTTCGCATGTTTCCCGCGAGGATCTGGGATAAAAGGTCGGCCATGGCAAGGCTGTCGATGGTGCGAATGTCCACGCCGTAGTAGCTGTTATTCACTGACGATCACTCCTCTGATCAATGCTGCCAGATAGAAGGGGTAGGGATCGGAAGAGGTGATGATGACTCGCCCGTTCTTCTCTACGCCCTGGTTGGGTATGGTGATTTCTTTATCTCCTGTGTAGAGGAAGATCTTCTGGTTGGAGAGCTCCTCGTACTTGATGGTGTCATTTCTTCCTACGCCGTTTCCGATACTGCCGCCTAAGGTGTGCAGCAGTCTTAAGGAAACGGTGCGTACGTTTTTATATCTTCCCTGCATGGTGCCGTTCTGTGCCTGGATTTCTACGTTAGGCAGTTCGATGGTCATACGATATGGATATCCAATGATCATGTAGGAAACTTTGGTGGGAAGTGTCACTGTCCCTTCTTTGATTTCTACGTCTTCGAAGAATTTCCCGTCTGCCAATACGGAAACTGTCCCGGTGATCCAGTCGACTGACGCTGCATCGTCAGGCTCATCAAAGGTGAGGACTTTGGAGCAGTCGGTCATGATGTAGTCTTTCGGATCTTGGGAGTCTTTGTCTGTTCCCATCTTCTCGATATAGGTTTTACCGTTTCTTTCGACGGCGGTGTAGACTTCGTCGGTCTCTTCGGCTGCCACGGTGCAGACGGAAAGATACTTCCCTTTTGTGATGATGTGGGACCATGCATAGACTTTCTGATCATTGATGTAGGCGAGGCAGATGATTTCCCCGTCGGAACGGACGAAATACAGTCTGGAGTCGGGATCCTGCATGTAGGCAGTGTCTACGATGGTCTTTCCTCTCAAAAGGTGCTTGGCCAAAAGGGTAAGGTCCATGCCGTCGTAGGAATCGGTCTCGAAAGAGTAGGCCATGTCTCGCACGGTCTGGGACCGTTTCTGCACGTAGATCAGACGACTGCCGATGGAGATAGGTTCGACTTCCGTGCATCCGCGGAAGGTCTGCGCCTTGTTGGTGCATTTGGACGGTGTAACGGTGCTGCCGCCGGAAACGATCCATTCATTGGAGTCGGTCAAGACGAAGAGGTCGCTTGCCGGGCAGATGTGCTTGATCTCCGCCTGCTGACGGGAAATAAAGGAAAGGCAGATGGCGCTGTCGTCTGTCACGGTGCCGGAGGCTTTTTCGACGGAGAAATTGTTGTAGTCTCCAGTCTTGCTCATCCATAGGACGTATGGCTGCGTCTTCGTCCCGGCGAATATCAATCTGTCTTGGAAGAATCCCACGGTCCTTGGATAGCCGTATTTTTCGTTCCATGCGCCGAAAGAGTAGCTGTCGACTTTTCCCGCCTGGCCAATGACTTTTTTCACAAGGCAGTTGGCGCTGGTTGCTGAATTTACGGTTTCGATCTGAATGATGCCGGACTTGGTGTAGGCGGTCGATGTGAGGTCGGCTTTACCGGCAGTGGTGACAAGTCTCATTTTGACATTGTCTGCTTCATCGACGGTGCCGGATTCGCTGACGTTGTTGTCGTCATTCGATTTGTAGGTCCTGAAGTCTTTCCATTCGCCGCCATTCGTGGATTTCTGGATGACCACCTGCCCCGTCCATGTGCCATGGGTGATGATCTTCCATCCGTTTCCTACGGGTATGGGATCTGTGGTCATGGCCCCACTGGCGGTGACGGACTTGGAAGCGATGTCCTGAGAAATCTTCATCCACATGCCTTTCATGTCCGCAGAGAAGAAGGGTTTATCCGAGGAGAGCGTGACTTCACCTGCGGTGCCGGAGATAGTCAGGGTAGGCTCATCCATGGATTTGACGGCCACCCATCCTGGATTCCCTTTGTTATGACTTCCCTGTCCGCCATTACCGTAGGAGATGCCTGCTTCACCCGCATGCCCCGTATATACGGTGTAGTGTCTGTGTGGCCTTCCTGTCGTTCTTCCTTTACCGGTGAATGTGCCCAGTTGTCCCCCGCCGCCCCCCTGCGCGGTGAGTCCGAAGGCGGTGGAATTTCCTCCGGAATTTCCCGGTGATCCTTTTTCTCCCCCGTCCCCTACGGTGATGGTGTAAGTGGCATTTTCTTTGCAGTAGACAGTTTGTGATACAGCAGCACCATTCCCGCCGATGCCGCCGGCAGCTTCTACCGTACTCCCATCCTCTTTGTATCTGCTGTCTCTGTAGTGGCTCACGGTATTGGCTCCGCCGCCACCGCCGCCCGCTACGGTCACAGCATAGTTCCCTGTCTTGTGGCATTCCCATGCGTATGTTCCGGCTTTATTCCATATCTCGTCTACCACGTTGTTACTAACTGTTAAGGACTCATCGAAGTACTGACTATTCATCACCATTTCTTCGAAGCGCCAGTCGGTATCAGAATAGTGTTTGAGCTGCATGACGGGATGGGTGCCGGAGGCGATGTACATGATGTCGGCGCTCTGGCAGGTGCGGAGCTTGGGAAGTTCGGATTCCTTGTAAGGGGTCACGATTTCCTGATTGGTAAATTTTCCGTCCTTCCAGATGCGGATATACCCTTCTCCTACTTCAAGGAGAAAGGCATGGTTCACAGTAGACTTGAATTCAATCAGACGAACTTTATTCTTCTTAGCCATGCCGCAATAGATCGATCCGGGTCTTTTGTATACAGCGCCATAAGGCCTGATATAGCAGTTTTCGGCCTGCAGTAAAGCGGCCTGGTATTTCTCCATGTCTATGCGGCTGGCGACTTCAGGGGAAACTTCGCCGGTCGCGAAGGATGACTGCATGAGATAGATGGTTTCTTTCATGGTTATCTCCTTGCGTCAAAGTACTTGGTTGGATAAGAAGGCTTGTGATGGTTCTGGATGGCTGAGGTGCACATGGCCTGCTGGATGGCAATCTGGTAGAGCTGGTACTGGGACTGTGCCATGTTCTGGCTGCCGCTTAATGGCATGGCAATGTGACTTGCTAATTTGTGGGCCAGGGCTTCGGCAAAGGAGGAGTCGAAAAGTTCAGCGTTTTCGATATCTGCAGTGTAGTCCATCCATGCATCTTCGATGTCTGCCATGATGATCCTCTGACTCTCGTTCATGAGGGCGATCTGAAACTCGTGATAGGTATCATCTTTGGCGGATTCATCCGTTTCAATGATGTCACCGTTCTTGTTGTAGAGCTGGCGGACGATGAGACATTTCTTGGGCAGCGCATAGGCAAATTCCCATTTCGGGACGGTGGTGTCTACTAGTGCAAGTTTTTCCGATCTTTCTGCGAAGCCCCAGCGGAAGGAGGAAAGAAGGTTTTTTCTTGTCAGTTCGTAGTAGAGTTTGCACTGACGCGCTGCCTCGCTGTCTTCGTCAATGGAAGCGATCTGCCCCTGTCCGATTGAGGAGAGGGCGATGTTGCAGATATCTGTGCTGTACATGATTTCTCCTAGTGTTTTCTGATGAGATCGATGAGCTGTCTCTTGGTCTTTATGTCCCCTTTGATCTCGATGCCCTCTTTCCAGCAGAGGGCGCGGAGTTCATTGGGGGAAAGGTCTTCGAGCTTTCCTTTTCCGATCTCGTTAATATGTATCTCTTTCATTCAAGCTCGCTGTCCAGTGTGAGGGCGATGGTGCACTTGCCGCTGGTAGGGCCGGTGACGGAGATGCCGTAGAATTTCTTTGCACCGTAGGGGACTTTGATAAATCCCTTCTGTGCGCCTGCCGGGATGGTCAGTGTGCAGAGGGTGGCCGCGCTGCCAAGAGCGGCGGTATCTGCCGTCTTCAATGCGATCACGGCGGCCGCCGTAAGTGGAGAGACGAATTTAGCAGCGAGAAAGAGTTCATCGCCTGCGTTACCTCCCATGCCGTTTGCGATGACGTCCGGGGTGGTGGATACGTCTTTATCAAAAATGAATGCGTTTTCTTTGTCGTAGATCATGGTGTCCTCCTTATGCTTCGGTAATGAGTGGCTCGGTATCCTTCAGGGCGTCTTCCTTGTATACCGGGATGCCAAAGAGTGCGAGTACAGAAGTGCCGTTTGCGAAGTCCTGACGGGTAACGTGAACGTGGTTCTTGTCCATGAGGTAGGATTCGAGGAAGTCGTAGACTTTCTCGGATACGTAGATACCCAGCTTCATGTTTTCGCCCTGGATTCTTCTGAGGGAGTTCTTCGCATAAATGAGCTGATCCATGAAGCTCTTCTTCTGCGCGTCGGTGGCTTTGAGAAGAGTAGCGGTGTCGATGTTTCTGACAGCTGCTACCATGCGAGGATCCGCCACCATGAGGCCCGGCTTCCATGTGAAGAGAGATTCAAGTGCCTGATAGGAGCCGCCTTCTGCGTCTTCTACGGTGCGTTCTCCGAGGTCTCTCATCTTAAGGCCCGCGTAACCGTACTTCGGGTAAATGCCAGAGACGCTGTTGCTCCATCCGATAAGCCAGACGGAGGAAAGGGCGCCATCTGTCTTGCCGCCTGCGTCTCTGACCTGATAAGAATAGTCTCCTTTGTTCCCACCGAAGTGATTGTAGCGTTTCGCGAAGCCGTTGAATTCGTCGAGGTTCTCGTCGGAGTCGCCGTAGAAGATCATGCTGGCGACTTTTTCAGAGAAGCCTTCGATATGCGCGTCGTCTTCAGAGCGGCGGAATGCCTGCGGATCGGGTTCGAGCTGAAGGAGTTCGATGTCGACGCGGGAGCGGGCTTCCAAAATACAGCAGGTGTCCCGGACCTGTTTGGTGCTGGACTTGGTCGGCTGCACGCCTTTATTGATGGCGCGGAGGGACGGTGTCGGGATGGAGGTGCGCTGCGTGGTCTGGTTGCCGGTCGGCAGATTGCCCTGTTTCCACTTGATGTCGTCCATGATGGGGTTGGACTGTTTTAATACTTCGATGATGTGATCAATGGTGCCGTCCGGTGCCTGACGCTTTCGGAGGTCATTGAAATTGAGTGCAAGGTTTCCAATGGTTGGCATGGTTTATCTCCTTATCTTTTTAATGATTCCCAATCGGTGTTTGGGTATGGGTTATCTTCTTTGATGGCGGCTGCTGTATTGGTCTTGATTCCGCCGTCTTCGGAAATCAGATCGCCAAGGAGGGCGAAGGCTTTCAGCATGGGAAGGGATGAGAATACAGCGGATCCTGCGAAGGAGTCTCGGATGCCGGGGATCTGTCTCTCAAGGTAGTTCATGAGGACCCCGGCTCTTGCGACTGTGGGTTCAAAGTCTTTGCCCAGTTCTTTCATGGCTGCAGCGGCGTTAGCGTCTGCTTCTTCCTGCTGCGCCTTCTGGTAGGCTTCCCCGACTTTGCCCGCCCATTCATAGCCAAATTTGGCCAGTTCGTTTGCCTGGTCATTGGTGAGGTTCATGCCTCGTGCGAGTTCGCCGAAGGAGTCGGCGGTATCCTGGTCGAGTTCCATTCCTTCCGGAAGGGATGCAGTAAAGTCATAGGTGTCCGGAGCGCCTGTGGCTTTCCCTGCTCCTGATAACAGGGTGCCACCGGATGGTTTGTTGTCCTGCGTGGTCTGCTGGTTCTGGTTTCCCTGGGCTTCTGCGCCCTGTGGGTTCTGCTGATTGTCTGTCGGTGTGTTCTGTGGTGTCTGCTGATCGGTTCCAGTGTTCATGTCATTGTTCTGGGTATCCATGTTCAGTCCTCCTTGTTGAATATCCGGTTCTGCCGGATTTTGAAGTCTATGAAATCTTTGTCGATCTTTTGGATAGCCTTATGTCCTTCTTCGAGGCCTAGGGTATCAAGGATCAGGTTGGTGATTTCGATGCCGACTTCTCGTCTTCCTTCCCGGAAGTAGGTCTCGGCATTCCCTGTGTAGGAGCTGGTGTTGAGTCCGCTCATATTGAGGATCCTAGAAAGGATCCACCTTCCTTCTTCGGTCTTGACGACTTTCTGGATGGCGTCTTTGTCTTTGTCTTTCTGACACTGCTGAAAGTATTTCTGCCAGCGGGCGTCTCTGGAGTTTGGGTCTACAATGGCGTGTTTCATAATACGGATGGTCCTCCCGGCCCGTTTACACCTAAGAGATTCTGCAGGGCGGGGTTCCCGTTCTGCGCGGCGTCAGATAGGTTCTTGGCTGCCTGTGCGACAGGGGCCAGTGCCTGCGCCTGTGCAAGCTGTTTCTGCTCTTCTTCCTGCTGCATCATGGCCTGCTGTTCCTGCTGGATCAGCTGCTGGGCTTCTTCGGTGCTTCTCTGCATGGCCGCCGGAGCGCCTAAGAGGTCGAAGTATTTCTTGACGGTGCCTAAGGGATCTACCATCTTCAGGGACTCTGGATAGAGCTGCGCCATTTGTCCTACGAAGGCGAGGGCTTGTTCAATGTTCACAAGGCCACTCATCTTCTGTGCCTGAGCAAGCGGAGAAATGTATTCAATCTTCACGTCGGCTTCGGAGAGTTCGGCTGCGAGCTCATCAGGAATGGGTGGGAAGATGTTGTTTCTCTCAAGGATGTTGTAAACCCGTTCAATGATGGGGGTTAAGAATTCGTCCTGGAGTCTTTCGACGACAGGGCCTAGCTGCTGCAGCTTTTCCTGTTGGCGTTCCATGACTTCTCTCGCTGTCATCTGCGGGGTATCGATGGATTCGAGCATGAGGAAGAGGTCGGCGCTATAGGTCCTCTTGATGGTGTCTTCAAGTCTCTGGATTTCCTGCGCCATCCACTGCAGGTTGGTCGGTGCCTGGAACAGGGGAACGACGCCCTGCCCTCCCATCTGGGTATTGGTGACAGTGACGCCGCCTGGATAGCAGTTGACGCCGCTCTGATAGGTGCTGGCATCCGTTGCCAAAGGCGGCTTGACGGTAAGTTCAATCGCGGTCAAGAAGTCTTTCTTCATGATCTGCAGGGACTTGGCATCGCCTTCTGCGTACCATCCGGGCCCTTTCCCGTAGGAGTCGTTTCCTGTGACCTGGTATCTGGCCACCAATACGGGGCATTCTTCAAAGCCGCCGGTATAGAGGAAGCCGCCGTTTTCATTGGGGTCCTGCCCGTCTACCCAGTAGAGGGAGACAAATGGCATGTCCTTATTCGATGGGCCGTTCCTTTTGCTGTCATTGGGCATGACGAGCCACCACACGTCGAAGGCCATATCATAGCGTCTCGATGGGGTGTTGAACGCGTCTTGTACGTTCCTTGGCAAATGGTCTTTCCCGAACTGCTGCACGATCTGGTCGGCGTTCATTTTGATTTTCCGGGCAAATGTATTGATGCGGTTCCCTGCTGATGTATCGATGTAGTAGGAACCAATGGTATATGCCTGGAAGCGGACGCCGCTTTCCGGAGATGGGAATACGGCGATAGGTGCCTGCCCGAAGGGAAGCTCTGTGTAGCAGGCGTGGATGGTGTTGTAGAAGTTGGATCTGTGCAGCACGGCTTCTACGATGGCCTGCCGTTCGTCAAGAAGTCTCTCGGCTTCTATGTTTCCCTGGTCCGAGGAGAAACCGAACTTGAACCACTGCCTGGAAGGCGGTGTCAGTCCTGACATGATACCGGCTGCGAAGGCCTGATTGGCGAGCCATGCGACGCCGTTGCTGATGGCGAGGTCGCGTCTTCTGCCTTTGTCTGTCTCATCGTCAGTATCATCAAATTCCCCCAGAAAGGGGAGCTCGTAGTCTCTGATGGCTTTCCATCGTTCGATATAGGGGTTTCTTTTGTTCTTCAGGAGCTTGATCCGTGACAGGGCGGCGTGCTTGTCCGGTGCTCTGATGTTCTGTCCATCCGCCGGAAGGGCTTCCGGGGGCATGGCGCTGGCTAAGATGGTATTCATCCTAAGGTGTCCTTGCTTCCTGCATTACTCAGCAGGGTCGCAAGACGTGTGGCTGCGAATCCCTGCTTTTTCTTTCTCTTGCTGGCTTCGGTGTCACCGCTGTCGTCTGATACCTGGGAACTGGTTACGTCGGTGACGGTCGGATCGACTTTCTGCGCCGCCGGAACTTTGGGGGATTTAAATGGGTTTCCGCACATGGTGTCTCCTTTCAGAATAACTGGTAGTTGGTGTTGGCCTTGCCGTTCCTTTTCCGATTGACGACGGGGACGGCAAAGGTCAGTGCGAGGGCATCTGCGTCATTTGGCGACGGGATGCCTTCTTTTTTCATTTCGTCTTTGGACCTGAGCTGAATGCGGCCGTCCATGGTGGGTTTGATTTCTACATGGGTGAGGTCGTCTATTAAAGTCTGGTCGGCTTCTATGACGCCGCCGGTCTGGAACCATTTCTTCATAGCAAGCCACATGTAGGCACGCATGTTGACGCATGACGGATCGGGGGAGGAACCCGCAAAGGAGATGAGGTTCCACGCTCTCCCCATGGTGGTGCCAGCGGAATAGATGCCAGTACCGTATCCTAAATCGATGTTGACGGCTGCTGCGTGATACTGGTCTTCGAAGCGGGCGATCATGTTAGCTATGGTCATGTCGTTTGTGTTCTTGAGGATCCTTGCCAGTTTCTTTGTGTAGAGCCCCTGACGTAGGTAGATGGAGGTGGCGTCGCCGCCGGACCATGCTGGATCTACGCCTATGACGCAGGGAGCGAATTTGTATTGCCCTTCATGCAGGTTCCTTTGCGCTGCTTTCTTGACGAGGCCCAATGGGATGAACTGTAAATCGGAGGCGTCCGGGAAGTCTCCGGTGACTCGGACTTTGAAGAAGTCGCTGTCCGCTCCGTAGGCTTCTTCCCATTGGGAAATCTTTGTCTTGTCTGAAAATCTGACGGATCTGGAATCTACCTGCATGGTGTGCCAGTATGGACGGAATTTATGGAAGCAGTCGTAGAATCTTCCGGTGTTTCGCGTCGGGTTCCCGAAGGCGCACCAAAGTCTTTCTGTGTTGGCGTCGTTTAATGCGCCTTCCGCAACTTCCCAGATCTTATCGTCTATGGCTGATGCTTCGTCGAAGATGAGGATGGTTCTATTTCCTTGATTATGCAAACCCGCAAAGGCTTCCGGGTTGGCCACGGACCACGGGATAGCGTCGATACGCCAGTTCTTTTCCTTGCCGTCTTCGGCTGCGAAGATGGAGGTGGCGGTGACTTTGAATAAATCTCTTGCGAGGAACATGGCATGCCATTTCATAAGCTCCGGCCATGTCTTCGTGAGGAGCTGTGTCTCTGTGTTGGCGGTGACGACGCCGCGGGTATTCTCGTGGGTGGAGATCGCCCAGAGGATGAGCCAGGATACCAAAGCGGATTTCCCGATACCGTGGCCTGAGGCGACGGCTTCTTGGATGACTTTGTCCGGGGATACGTTTTCGCCTATATGGCCCAGTATTTCCTTCTGCCAGGCTTCGGGGCCGTCCTGTTGGGTAAGGAGTCCTTCACCCCACGGGAAAGCCCAGTAGACGAAACTGAGGGGGTCTTTCGCCAGTCCGGCAAGGTCACTTACTATTTCGGTGTTCATTCATTCGCTCCCTCGCTTTCTTCAGCGCGTCTGTCATGCCTACGTTTCCGGAAAGCTCGACTTCCTGCTTGTCTCTCCAGTCTTTCGGTTTCCGGTTCTTCAGCCAGAAGATCCCGGCTGTTGTATCTGGTGGCAGCTCTCTTTCCACGGTTCTCTCGGTTTCTGTGACTGTGCCGTCCGGGTTTTTGATTTTGGAAATGACTTTCTCCTTGACGGTGCAGCCGATCGCTTTTTTGAAGAGGGCATTCTCTACCCGGATATCGGCTATTGCCTTATTAGTATTTAGGGTGGCCGATATGGCCGGAATCTTTTTCTTCCACTCTTTCAGGGTGGAGCGGGAAATGCCAATGTTGTGCGCTATGTCTTCGTCGGTCAGCCCGTCACGCGCCCACGCGCCTAAAATCAAGAGATGATTCGGCTCTATCCACTTCTCCCATTTCCCTTTGGCCATGCTCTCACCCCCCTAAAAACGCAAAAAAGGAGCCGGTATCTTTTATCGTTGCCCGCGAGATATATGCGGGTAAAAGGTACCGGCTCCTTACGGATGCCGAAAATCTGCTGGAGATTTCATAACTATCTTACGGTGGTTTGGAAGAATTGTCAAATTCTTCATCGTGGAAGTGTGTCACAATGCGCTTCATGGATATGTGCCTGTCCTGGCAGCGCATGAAGTATCTCACGAGGATCCCACGTTCTCCTGCTTCGAAGACTAGCGTCTTGCCCTGGCGTCTTTTGCGTAGTGATCTCTTTTTCACCGTTTCCGGAATATTCAGTTTATTGAAATCTTTCCTTGCCAGGGCTTCCGCTTGCTCTTCGATGGTCATCTCTTGATTTCTTCTGCCTCCCATCCTTTGATTTTGACTCCTGCTTCGTCCTGCAGGCACTTAGCCAGCTCCTGCAGGGTGACGTATCCCTCATCATAGCACTTATACTCTTTTATGCAGAGGTCTACGAACTTTTCCACTCTACCATCTTTCTTCATCAGGCTTCCGAACTTGTCATGGATGACCATAGCCGGAATAGCAAGCATCAAGTTAAAGGCCAGCTCGCAGCCTTTCTTGGTGGCTTCTTGTTTCATTGCATCGATGTCTGACTGCTTGATGGAAATCATAGGATCCTTCTTTTTGACGCCTAGCCTTCTTCTTTCCTGCCTATTCGCTTTGATCCCCCTCGAATACTTACCACTTATGGATTTTCTTCAATCATTCTCATTTACCTAAAATGGTATGTCTTCCTGCGGCCCTTTCGCAGGGAACATGCTCTCTTCTCGCTGCTCCGGTTTGGAAGGGCCGAACCGGTTAAACCCGCCGGAATTGTTTCCATAGCCATTGGAAGCGCCGCTGGATCCATTGCTATATCCGCCGGAATAGCTTCCTCCGGATGACGCTTTGCCTTCTCCCCACTTGGGATCGGCTACGATGTCTGCTACGACTTCCATGATCCAGTGCCTCTGGCCGCTGTCGTCATCGTAGGATCTGGTATTCAGGCTGCCATGGATGTAGACGAAAGTACCTTTCTTGCAGAAGTTGGCCACTCTTTCGGCGATGGCTCCCCAGGCAACGACATTGATCCACGCGGTCTGTTCTTTTTGCTCGCCATTCTGCGAAACATAGAGGCGACTGGAGGCGACGGTAAATGATGCCACGGCTCTCCCTGTCTTGGTGGATCTGACGACTGGGTCTCTTGCGAGGTTCCCGGATATTTCTACGCTGTTCAATTCTTTCTCCTTTCAATCCAATTCAATTCAATTCGCGGAAAATCGAAAAAATCTATCATTCTTCATTTGCCCGCTCATCGCTTGGCTCCTGCTCACCATCCTGGCTCGTTTTAAAAAGGTTTTGTTCTCTCCGCTCGCCGCTGATGTAAAGCGCCGCTTCATCATAGATTTTCTTCATGATGCGGAGCACGTTATCTGTCGGAGTGATGTCTTCGATCGTGCTGAACCGCTGCGTGGTAGGGCTGCCTTTGAGGCGGAACCGCCCGCCCAGCCGCACTCCTTTCAGCGCCCCGGATTTCTTATCCCGCTTTGGCACTACTTTCTCCACCGCGAAAATGGCCTGTACCGGTTTCTCGGGTCCATAGTCCCCTGCCATGTCGGTATAGTAAAGGCTCATCGCCGCCATAGCGGTTCTAAATTCTTCTCTCGGCTGCTCTTCACACGTGAACGTTTTCACACCATCCGCATCGGCATAACTGATGGAAGCACTGCTGTTATTCAGCTGGATACTTTGGAATTGGATTTCTCCCGCCCACAGGTTTCTGCCCTCTTTACTCTCGAGCAGGTTTTGAATTTGGTTTCTTAAGCGCTTGTCTAGCTCTCTCGGATTCTCTTCTTCTGTCATTCTGCTTTCTCTCTTTCTTCGGCTTCTTTGCATACTTGTTCCCGGAAGCATCCGCTATGCAGGCTGAGATACCACCCGGTCCAGAATTCGATCTCAATTTTCCGTCTTTGGTTGATGGGTTCTCTCTTGCACCAGTAGAGATGGTGCTGCGGGTGGTCTTTCCTTTGGGTTTCAAGTTTCTTTGCCTTGAAAGATTTCCTGGTGCCTCGAAATGCTCCGGCTACGATTCTTTGAATGATCATGCGTGCATCGTGCTTTCTCATTCGATCCCCCATGTGACTCCCTTTTTCATGCATGTTTTGCAATATCTTTCTCCTCCTTTCGCCCGGAAGATGGCGCCGCACCCGGCGCAGACCTTCCCTCTTTTTATTTTCTTCGCGAGCTCGATCTCTCCCCCTAGGATCTCTTCACGCTCTTTCTTGTGCTGCTGTGCAACGGTTCTGATTTTCTTGCCGGTCTCTATGGCTTTCTTCGCCCGGCACTCATCGCTGCAGATCCGCTCACAATGTTTCTGCTGAAATTTCTTCCCGCAGACGGGACAGACAAGGATGGGGCGTTCTTCGTTTTCCATCCTTTCCCAGTATTTCCGAACAGTCTCTTTTCTATTCGACTCTTTCTGGCACTTGGCGGAACAGTACACTTTGCGAGGATCCTTTGAGGTGAAGGCTGCGCCGCACCCGGCGCAAATTTTCTGCAGGGACTTTGCTTTCTCTGCGAGCTCTTTCTTCCTTTTGGCTGCCTGCGCTTTGGTCATCAGCATGGCGACTGGAAAGAAACCGGTGTCGTCGTGGCTGTAGTTCTCGGCATCTATATGACGCTTTGCGCTGACGCCATTGATATAGGCTCTTGTCACGATCCATTTCACCAGGACGCCGGATGAATTCTGAATGTACACTTCAGGTTTTCTGGCGCGCAAAAAGGCGGTATATTCTTCCCCTGTCATAAGAGATCCCTCTTTTCTCTTCGGATGAGACTCCCTAAGCTCATGCCGCCGGACATGCCGATTTCGCCTTTTCTATGCTTGTTGCTCTTGGAAGTATTGTGCTTCCAGTATTTCTTCTCGCAGAGACTGCAGCAGAAGACGGTCCTCTTATCTGTTCTTTCCCAGACGAGGACTTCATGCCCGCACTCTTTGCAGGAAAAGGCGCGGATGATCGACACGCCCTTGGGTGGATCCGGATGCTTGATTTCTTTTGCTTTTCTGTTGTGCCTTTTGCAGCACCTGTAGGAGCAATACTTCTGGCCTGTACTGCCGACAAATGATTTCCCGCACTCGGGACAGATCTTACTCATTTTTTCTCCCTCGCTTTTTCTTCTTTGGGATTTCTACATACCTTGCGATCTGCAGCGGATACCCCCAGCCCGTGAAGGTATTCATGACGTCTACCAGGGCATATCCCTTTTTCGCCGTCGGTCTTTCTCTCCATTTCTTGGACTGGATGGTCTGATAGCGGACTTCCGGCTTCTTGAGGTTCCTCGAAGCAACGTATCTCACTTTCTGCTTTCCTTCCCTTACTGTGATATTGGACTCTTTCGTGAAGTAAGCGGAAAGTTTCTTGGCGTCCCTTTCTTCTCCCTGGTATTCGATGATGTCATAGGCGCTCAGTTTGGAGTGTCCCCATGCATTTCTAAGCTCCTGCTGTTCCAGGACTTTGTTCACAAGGATGTGATGGTGAATTCGTTTGGCTTTGTATTCCGTGGTGTAGATGTAGCGAAGTTCCTGTCCGGCTTTCTGGTAGCGCCTCCGGAGTCTCTTGATGTAGTTCGTGAGATGGCGGATGGCTTCCTCATAGTCTTTGGGTTCTTTGGCATATGTCAGGGTGATGTACTGATCTCCCTGCTTGAAGTTGGTGAGAAGAATTTCTTCCAGATGCCTCACCGCTCTTCTCGCATTGACCTTGGCCACGGCTTCCGGGGTCTTGTTGAAATTCTTGATACGAGTCTTCTTCCCTCCCAGACGGCAGGTATAATACTTCTCTTCTACCTTTCCTCCAGGGTAGGTGAAAATACGTTTTCGATACGGCATCAGTCCTCCAAATAATAGCCTTAACAAGGGGGCAAAGGGGACGGAAAATCCCCTTTGTGCCTTGCTTTTCTGGACTTTTTATGAAGGGCGTGATATACTCTCATATAGAAAAACGTGAATTTATTTTTCGCCCTTCGCCGCCTGTTCCCGCAGGCGGCTTTTTCGTGTACAAACATTTCCCATTGCTGGCCGCTGTCATTGGCACGTGGTATTCACACGTTTCACAATGTTCTTCACAGACGGCCGCTTTTTCATAAGGGCAATGGCAGGTGTGCTTCATACCCCTATGACATACAGGGCAGATGGTATTGTCTTCTCTTAGTATTTGAAGCCTGGTCTTTTCTCTGGCAAGCAGTTCTTCCGGATCTTCTTGATACGGGTAGCTTCTGCAGTCTGGTATAGGGCTGTCAAACTTGCTTCTCTTTCTTCGTGCCATGCCTTCACTTCCTTGCTTTCGAGATACTTCTTTGCGATTCTCTGCCACTCCTTGTCCACACTCCCGAATCCGTTATGGAATACGTAGAAGTGGGTCTCAGGATCCAGCGAGAGAAGGTTCTCTGCGATGTCTTCTCCGCCGGAAGCTACCGGGATGACGTGGTGGACGTGGGTTCTCCCCGCCGGATACGGGACGCCCAGTATTCTTTCATAGATATCCCAGAGGTCTCTATCCCGGAGGCGGACGATCTCAAAGAGCTTGTACCTCTTATTTCTCGACAGACGGATCATCTTCTGCCTCCGGCTTCCCTCTTTTGGAGATTCTTCTTACCATGCCGCTTTCCTCTTCAGCAGGCGGATCATCTTCCGTCTCTTTTGGGATCAGGTCATCGATCTCTTGCAAGAGCCCCTTCTCACCGACTTCCTCTTTGATTTCGTCGATAAGATGCTGCGTCAGCGCTCTCAGAAGGCAGGTCTGTCTGGTGTATGGGTTCTTTCCCTGTTCTCCATAGGCTTTGATCACTTGATGGGCACACACCACCAGAGATTCTTCGTTGTTGATGCCGATGCGCATTTCTCCGTTACCATCTTTTGTAATGAGCAGGATGCAGTCGTCACATTCGGTTTCCTTTTTGATTTCCTTGATCTTTCTGTCGGTGTATTCTTTGATTTCTTTCTCAGTCATTTCTACCCCTCATCTTTCTACGAATTTCGTTTCCCGGTCCTTTGTCCAGGGCTTCGTGAATCATCTGGTCCAATGTCTTCTTGCTGTATCTTTCGCGGCAGTCCATGTGGGTCGGCACAAGGCGGCCGCCTATCTTTTCCATCATTTCTTTTCCTCGCGGGATGGGCTTCCCGCAGCGGGCACAGTAGTAGATCATCAGAGTGCCCCCTTCTCGGTAAGGGCGATCAGCTCCTTCAGCAAGGATGCGCGGTTTAGGTGCCACTCGCTAGCGGCGCTTTCTCCCCGCTCCATGTCACGCTTCGCGCGTACAATTTCCCACTTTTCTAGCTCTTTGAATTTTTCTACAAGCTCTGCTTTCGTGTATGTGTCCTGCATGTTTCCTCCTTCCCATAAACGCCGGTGATGCCGGTAGCCCTTTCGATTTCTTTCAGGTTCTCTTTCAGAGCACTGATGTAGCCTGCGTGCCAGAAGTAGTCTTTTGTCCTTCCTTCGTGGTCTGCATTGTCCGCCCTAGCCTGTTCTTCACTAAGCTGCCTTTTGATGTGCTTCATGAATTCGATAATGATTCCTTCGTCAATCATGTTTCTTCTCCAACATTCGGGCGATATGCTCCGCTGCCATGGCGGGATCCAGCCCGGTTTCTTTGCAATATTCCTTGATGAGTGCGGCAGCTGCCATGATGATCCACTTGGGGTCTTTGTCCGACTGATCAATGGACACATGACACAGCTGCTCTCCGATCATCCAGAGCTTAACCCAGCAGCCTCTCATTGGCTTTCACCTCGATCTCAATGGTCGGCACGATGCCGTAGTTTGGATCTTTCGTATCAGTATCATTCCCATAAAGCCCGCTGACGATCAGCCTTTCGCCTTCTTCGCTAAGCTCCAGATTCCCTTTGAATCCTTCATAGTATTCGTTTCCCTCTGTATCGAAGACGTAGATCCACTGGTCTTCCATGGGGATGAGTGCCAAGATATCGTTCAGCGTAGTCATTGTGCCACCGCCATAAGCAGGGTGAACGCAAGGACGCCAAGGGCTGCCGTCCCGTAGGCTGCAAATGCGTGAAATACCTCTTTCCAGAAATCATTCGCTGCCTTTTGCTTTTCTGCAGCGATGTTTTCCTGTTCCCGATCGCGGGCCTCCATCATTCGATGGACGACCTCAACCGCTTCTGCGCTTGTCATGGTTCCCTCCTATCAGCCTTTCCATACCGCGATCCCCGCTGCGAATGTCAGGACAATAATGATGGCGAGTTCTGCCAGCATGCACTTTGCCATTCTCTTCGCGGCTGCTCTCTGCTCTTTCATCTTTTCTTCAATGTCTCGGCATTGGCGGCGGAGCATGTCCGCTTCCAGAGCGAGCTCTCCTAATGTCTTTGCTTCTTCGTCTGTCAAAATGGTTCTCTCTCCTCTACATTGAGATCGATGTTCTCGATCTTCAGGTTGTGCCGCAGGTATGTCCGGCATCCATCTAACACATTGACGGCTTCCTCGTAGGTGAGGTCACTGTCTACCAAAACATTCAGTACTTCCTTGATGGCTGCACTCCTTTTCTTCCTCCAGGCCTCGAAGGATCTTTCGAACTTCTCTGCCGTCTCGTTCATCTGCTTTTCCAATTCTTTCTTGTCCATGGCTTTTCCTTTCTTGCTATACTGTTATCAGGAGGTGTTACTATGATTGAATCTAAAGATGTAATTGATGTTCTTACCGAATTCCAGAAGCGTGAAGGTATTATCTCCAGAGACAACCTGCCTTCCGTTATGTCTAAAGACATGCGGGGTTATTTAGAGCGCTCCGGTTTGATTGAAGGCATTGATCCTGTGATTCCTGGCCTCGATACATGCCTGTTTTGGCAGATTACCGAAAAGGGGAAACGGGCTATTGCTTCTTACGAGAAGGATCGGAATAAAATCCGCGCTTTGTTCAACAATGAAAGAAACACGAGAATTACGATCCTGATTTCCTTTTTCAATCTTCTGGTTACTCTGTATGTTGCTATTTGCAAATGATAATAAAGACATTCACGACGGCTGCCGCCAGGTTAAGCAAGCAGACGACAAGAAGCATGTCATTCAGCTTTCTCTGTCTTTCGTACTCGTTCATGATAGCCTCACATTCCCTTCAGTCTCTTGCAGCTCAAGATCTCACGGATCGCGGTGACGATGGTATCGCCGCAAATGTTCACACGTTCCACCTCGCCGTCTCTGAAGTAGATCCATGCGACGTCCTCGCCTTCCTTGTTCTTCTCTACTTCGATATCGAAGATCTCGGCATCACCCTCATTGAGGGCGCACACAAGCCGCGTAAATGCGAGATCTCTTCTCGCTTCAAAGTCTCTTCTCTGTTCTTCTTGCAATTCTTCGTCTGTCATTTCTCCTCCACACTCCTCCTTCCTGCTATACTGATAAGCAGAAAGGAGGTGAAAGCAATGAATGATCTTGAAATGCAGGCGCACTTCGTGGCATTAGAGTGGCTGAAGCATCGCATAACTGTCGCAGGGCCTTCTGTCCAAACGCCAGAAAGCTTCGCCATCACATACCAGAGCGCCTATGATCGCATTCTCAAAGAGCTATCCCGACGTCCTAATACCACGGGTTCCCCTTATCCATCTCGTCGATAACGCCATCAGTGAAAGGCGTCATTCCTGCAAGGTTGCCTGCTGCTCTCAGCACCTCATTCACCTGATCCACCGTGAACCCCTTCCCCGCTAACTGCAAAAGCAAGCTGCGCACTGTGGACTCTTTTCTTTTCATGAATTCTTCGTCTGTCATTTCTCCTCCACTTTCCTCCTTCCTGCTATACTGATAAGCAGAAAGGAGGTGATACCTATGATTCTTCGTCGAAATATTTCTGGCATTATCGCCAGCGGTTATGAAGACGGACACCTGCAGGTGATTCTTCCCGGTCGCCGCCGCATTGAGTTTCTTGCAGACGTCCCTGAAGCAGAGCACTCCGCTATGCTTTCTTCTCCGAATCCACGTCGCTATCTGGATGATCTGCTCAGAAGGTATCGGCATAAGGATCCGGTTGAGACCCTCGGCTGATTTCCGCTTCCGGTATCCCATATCGCCCCGTCATGAGTTTCGCGCCGTCGTATCTTACTACGACTTCCGCTTCGTCCAGCCCATGAGATTCCTTCCTACGTTTTCTCATGTAGTCCATCAGTGGCTGCACCGCCTTCTCGAAGTTTTGGAAATCCAGAAGGTCCTCTTTCTTATCTCTCTTGAGAAACTTCTTCGCCTTCAGCGCTATTGCGTCTGATGGAAAAGGAACATATGATCTTCCTCGAATGGGATCCCCGCCGCGAGCAACTGCTCGCGGCATTTTTTGAATTCGTTCTCATCCACTCTTCTCACCTCAATTCATCATCTTCTTCACTCTTTCCATGGCGTCCGAAAGGAAATAGAACTGATCCTCATAGCCGGATACTTTCTTCTCCAGCTCCCGGATCCTTTTCTCAAGACGCCTTCTTTCAAAAGGGCTCATGGGGCTCTCGTCCCCTTCCAGGCCTTCCGCCCTTTCGACGGAGGCTCGGGTGTACCATACGCCAGGGATGGCGAGCGCCCTTTTAATCAACCCGTCTTTCTCCCGTCGGGCGATGGTGGATGTGTCGCACCCCCAGCGTTTGGCCACCTCTTTCTGAGATAGCAGATTCTCACTGTGTGGCATGGCTTCCTCCTTTCCCCAACGGGTTTTCATAGCCGCCGGAAATATTTACAAAACGATATATCGTTTTATTTGTGCATAAAAAGAACCTCCAGCGGCATTTCGCTATGTAATGCACGCTTAATTGCTAAACATTCATCGAATTTAAACTGGGAGTCTCCCCTTACCTTTCCTACCAGCGTCTGGTATTTAATCTTGGTTTTCTCCGACAGCTGAAGGATATTACATCTATTCCTTGCCATTTCGATATTCAAGTTTTCGTACATTATCATCACCTCCTTTGAAAACGATATATCGTTTTGTTTGTCCTTATAATAAACCGATTAATCGTTTTTGTCAATCGTTTTTCGTTTTTAATATTGTTATTTCGTTTTAATTATGATATTCTATGGGTAAGAGGTGATTTTATATGACTCGTGAATACTATTTAAGGTCTCTGATTTCTGACAATGGTTCATTGAAGGATTTCGCCAAGAAAATTGATATGCCATACAGCACGCTTCTATCCATCCTTAAAAACGTAGGCGGAGCTGCCTGCGATAACGTTTTCAAAATCTGCCAAGGGCTTGGCATTTCAGCGGATAGCCTTTCTCTTCTCGATAAGATTCAAACTGATTCAATTCTTTTGGAACTCACTCCCGCTGAGCAGCAGCACATCAAAAAGTACCGCAAGCTATCCCCCGCCGGAAAGAAAGAGGTGGATCACTACCTTGACTTCCGTCTCTCCGCTGAAGCTCCCCGGGTTGAAAAAGATGCGGAAATATCATCTTCGTAAATTTCAGAAGATTCTAACAGGTGATGATAAATCCCCACCATTTTCGTGAGGTCACGAAAATGGTCTAGGTGTGACTGGCGGTGGCGAAGTATTCGCGGATCAAGCAGTAAGTTTATATTCAAAATTGACATTAAGATCATTTTCGTGTAGTATATACACAGATATGAGCCGTGGCGTATTGCACAAAGCGGACCGAAAAAGGATCTTAATGTTCATGCATTAAGATCCTTTTTCTTTTTGGAGGTATTTATGAATATCCCTGCAACAACGATTCAGGAGCAACTTTCTATTTTAAAAAACAGAAATGTAAGGCTTGATGAAAACTCTGCCGGTATATTGCTTCAATATGGATATTACAATTTAATCAATGGATATAAAGACGCATTCATTGATAAAAAACGATCGAATTTGCGTCATTCTGATTTTTATACAGAAGGAACTACTCTTGAGCAAATTGTCACACTGTACCTCTTTGATGCCAATTTGAGGCGTAATGTTTTGAACTGTGTCACTATTATAGAAACTCAAATGAAATCACTGATTTCCCTTCATTTCTCCTCTCGTTTTGGTACCAATCACTGGAATTATTTGCGTCCCAATTCTTTTACACGGAGCCCCAAAGAAAGGCAACATGTAAATTCTCTTCTCTACAAGTTGAACAAATGTATCAAGACATTTTCGACAAGAAAACCGCATCCTGCTATCTGCCATTTCATAAAAAAATATAATCAGGTTCCCTTATGGGTTTTGAACACGGTGATTTCGTTCGGTACGATGGCTAACTTCTATGATTTGCTGCCCGACGACATGAAGAAGGACATCGCTCATACAGTAAATCCAAAACTGGCTCCAAAAACACTTAGCTCTATACTCTATTATTTAACAGATATCCGAAATAAATGTGCTCACAATAACCGATTATACACGCACAAGATTGACCAGCGTTCTACGCGTGTTGCTACAATTCCCCAACTGGATATTCACAAACAGCTTAATCTCCCAATATCAGGCCCCGGTGCTATTTACACTTATGGCCAGGATGATATTCTAGCTGCACTAATTTGTATCGCTGTCTTCTTCGGCCAAAATCATGTGTACCAAGTGAATTACGAGGGGATTGATAGTTCCTTGGCCTTCTTGTCAGAGAATATTTCTCCTTCCGTGGAAAGCTTTGTCCGTGATATTACTGGTTTGAAACATAAATATATAACTAAATTAGAAGATATTTCGATATAGTTTTAGCAGTCGCGAAGTATTCGCTGCTCAAACAGTAAAATTTGACGCTTTGCGTTTTGGAGGATTTTGCTATAGTTGATCGCATTGCTATAGTTGAATGCACGAGAAAAGCAATGTGAATTTTCTTCACATCGCAAGAAAGAAAACGAACTAAACGAGAAAAGCAATTTGCATTTTTTGCAAATTGCAAATTCAGATAAGCCGATTGCACTTTATAGCCTAGATATGATCCTAGCCGTTGGCTGAGGTGGATCACTACCTTGACTTCCGTCTCTCCGCTGAAGCTCCCCGAGTTGAAAAAGGGCGGAAATATCATCTTCGTGAATTTCAGAAGGTTCTAACTCTCTTCTTCCATGTTAAAAAGCCGTACCCATACATTCGTATGGATACGGCTGTGCCGATGGAGATGGCAGTCTCCCGTTGGCGTGTAATGTCCCATGCAATGAGGCGGATTACAACTGTATTATACCATGTACCGCCTCTGTTTCCAATGAACGGAGGTTTTTCTAATGGAGCTGAATTACAAATTTATCATCCGCAAGCGAGCGAAGACGAATGGCGGGGCGAGCTACCAGCTGATCCTCTCCTACCGGGATCGGGATGGGAAATGGAAGCAGAAGTCTAAGGGAGGCTATGCCTTACGGTCTCTAGCAGCTTCCGACAAGGAGAAGGAGAAGCTGCTCGCGGCGGCCAGGAAAGCAGGAGATATTGATCCAGTGAATGAAGGTATGACGCTTCGCGAATTTTCCGATCTCTACCTTTCCGGTCGAAAGGAGCTGGCAGAAAATTCTCTCATGCTCTATGAGTGGATGACTTCCGTTTCCGGCTCTCTGTTGGATAAACCGATGATGGATATCACATATACGGATATGTTTACGAGGCTTCATACGCTGCCTTTCGGGGAGAATACGAAGAAAGGATGGGTGCGGCACATGAAGCATCTCTTTAAAGAGGCGGTGAAGTATCGCGTCATCAGCATTTCACCGATTTCCGATCTGACATACAAGCCCCGTATGGACGAGGCAGGGGAGGCGTCTCGCATTCGCACGATGACAGCTGAAGAGATTTCCTACCTGCTGACGTCTCTGCATGAAGAGAATTTGGAGATGTGGATTCTTATGACTATCGCGGCATACACCGGGGCCCGCGTGGGAGAGCTTCTGGCGCTCACGATGGGGGACATGGATTTCGAGACGCGCAGCATTTCTTTCAATAAGCAATTCTCCCGCGTTCATAAGTATGAGATGGGTGTCAAACGTATGAAGTCTAAGAACTCCTGCCGCACGGTTCCTATCCCCCGCCTTCTGTATCAGGCGCTCGTAGAGTACAGGGATTTCCGAGTCCTCTACTTCCATGGCCGCCTGACAAAATACCGGCATGGCGAGACACTGAATACCATCCTTCGCAAGTACCTCCCTGCGCACAGCATGCACGACTTCCGCCATACTTATGCGACGCGCCTCTTGTCTTCTGGCGTGGATATCAAAACGGTCGCCAGTCTCCTTGGTGATACCATCACCACAGTGGAGCGTGTGTATATCCACTATACGGATGAGATGAGAGCAAAGGCAGCGCGAGATGTTGATAGGATATTTGGATCATAAAAAAGGATGCCCTGTTTTGATAAGGGCACCCTTTTTATTTTTTGACGAATTTTTGACGGATGAATAAAAGAATCCAACAAATACGTATACTTTCAAGGTATTAAGTTTACTATACTCTAAATGCCCCTATTTGTACACCAAGCTGATCATTCTCCTGCCGTCTTTTCATTTTCAAAAATACCCGGTGCTGCAATAGCAAGGAGAACAAGCAGAATGCCAAAGCCTTGGACAAAATTGAAATGGGTATGAAAGATGAAATAGGACGCAATGACAGAGACCGCCGGTTCGATGGTCGCAGTGACGGAAGCCTGTGAGGCCGGAAGGAACCGAAGGCCTGCATTATAGCAGGTAAAAGATAGCGCCGTACCAAGGACGACGATCCAGAAAATATCGAAGCGGACTTCCGGAGCAAAGAAGCCGGAGAAGTCCCCCATGGGATTGATGATATAGGAAGCCACGGCTCCTGTGAACATGCCCAGCGCGAGGACGAAGGAATTATCCAGTACACCGATGAAACGCTTCGGAAATACACAGCAGATCGCAAAGAAGACCGCGGACGCCAGCCCCAGATACACACAGTCTGCAGGTACCGAGAGACGGCTCACATCTCCGCCCGTCACCAGAAGGAGGACTCCGATGATCGCCAGTACGACGGCCGCGAGCTCCCCTGCCAGCGGCAGCCGTCTTTTTTGAAAGGAGACCCAAAGGATCACCATCGCCGGACAGGTATATTGGATGACCGTTGCCGCTGCCGCATTGCCGGCGGCGATCGAAGCAAAGTAGGTATAGTGCATCAGCATCAGACCGACTACACCATAGAAGATCAGTCCCCACCAGAGAGATGGCTGTTGCCCCAGCTTCCGCCAGCTGTCTTTCAGCTGTCCTTTGGCAATAGTCACAAGCAGCATGATGCCGCTCGCACAAAACATGCGGAAGACCGTCAGATCCATCGAGTCATGTGTACTTTTTTGAAAAAAATCCTGCGCCGCAAGCCCGCACCCCGCCCACATGATGCCTGCTGTCATAACGAGAAGAATAGCGATAAGATGCATGGATATCACCTGTTATTATAAAAAGGAATCAAATACGCTTTCAGGGGCAGTCCTTGGAATGAAAAGGAGCCTTAAAAAATAGAGATTAAGAGACGCAAAAAGCATGGAACGGGACATTCCGTAAGCCGCTCTTTCACCATTGGCCTGATTTCGGGCATGAGTCAGCTTGATTACCGTTACTCGCAATTTCCCGTCACCTTCCTTTATATAGCACAAAAACCCGCCATTTTGGCGGGTTTTTTCATGGTGGACGTATCTTGCATCCATACGAATTAAATAAGCTCCAGTTTTATGAATCCTACTTCTGTATTCGCACGGCTGTATAAAACAAAACCCGCCTAGGCGGTTATGAGCCGCCTGTTCTGCCAGCTGAATAAATCCCCGAGGTCTGAATCCCTGTGTCTGCTTATATCAATTATATCATATTGAATATTATTGGTGAAATTTTATCAAATCGCCAAAAAGTCAGATTTTATCGCATTTCTATTCATTTTAGCCAAATAAAAAAAGACGTCTTGATTTAGCAATGTGCCAAATCAAGACGTCCTTTTTATTGCCATCCTACTTCTTAATCCATGCGTACAAAAGTCCGCCAGAGATTGCGATCCACAAATTGCGCTGGCGGGTCTTTACTCTAATTTTCCTTTTTGCCTCGTCCGCGAACTGCTGCAATGATTGATTGGCTCTCAGTAATGATTTCTGCGTCTCCTCGTTCGCTGCTTTGGAGATTTCGATTTCCTTCTTCAAGCTGCTCAATTCGCTGGCCTGTTTCTTGATTGTCTCTTTCTGCTGATTCAGCAAGGTCGCTTGCTCGGTCAAGACTTTCTGCCGTTCTTGATTGTGAGCTTTCAGCGTTTCTAAGTTCGTTTCTAACTGTGTCAGCTCGGTCTCGGATATCTGATACATCTCCTCGGCATGCGAAGTAGAACCAGCAGCTAGCCACAAGGAGCACGCCAGCAAGCAGATATATAATCTTTTTGTGGTCCACATTACGCCCTCCTTTATTTTATTCTCTTATATACATAAGGCGCTCCGTTAATAGGAGTAGCCCCTTCAGAAAATATAATTTGCCCGCCGTATTGCGAGAGATATGCACCTGACACCCAAATACCCCCGTAGAGCGAAGCAGGATCGATATTAGTGATAGACATAATGATACCGCCCACAGGGTATAAGTCGGCTTTCTTTACGTACATATTCATATCCTGCCTATATGCAGAAAGCAGCCCAATGACACTTACCATATCAGACGACTTAGCGAATTTCTTGTCCAGCTGCGTGCATAGTTTCCGGATAGCCCCCAGCAGCGAGTCCTTGTAAGTGCTCATGCTAGCACCTCACTTATACAATAGTTTCGTTGACGATGGCTGTAATTTCCTCATCCGTCGACAGTGGGAAGTTGTTAAGCTGCATATATTTCTTATCAGCATCAGCAGCTTTGATATAAGCAGACAAGTCAACCACGCCGGACAGATTATCCCATGCATTGCCATTCCAAACTACATTATCTCCGGCTTTGATTCCGTGAGACGCATCCGCCGCCACGACGTTGTATACATCGCCTACAGCATTCCCATTAACGGGGAGATCCGCATAGGTGTCCACACTCCCGCGGTACTTATAGACTGTGGTGATGTCTGCTTTTTTCGCATAAGTACGATCTATGTCCGCGCTCTTTGCATAGGCAGCAAGCGACTGATGCTGCGTCAGCGGGGTAATGGTATTAGCACCCAATGTAATGACACCGCCCGCGATCTTGGCATCCGTGATACCATAGCCTTTCAGCGTGGTGGCTACATCTGCCTTTTTACCCAAAGCAGTATTCATATCGGCCGTCTTTGCGTAGGGAGACAGGTCCACTTTACCCTGAATAGCGGAAATCGTACCGTCTTCGGAAATAGCCACATTACTGCCCGCCTTGACACCACCGATGGTGCTTGCTGTCGGTGCCGGGAGGACGTAGTTATTCGCTCCTACTGCTACGCCTGCGAGCTTTGCTTTTTCTGCGGCAGTATAATCATTGGTAGAAAGGCCTTTCCCGGCTTCCTTCCTGACAAAAATGCTATTCAGCTTTGCAATCAAAGCGGTCATAGCAGCAGCAAAATTGGATTTTCTCAGAATTTTATCAATAACAGCCATATTATTCTTCTCCTTTTAGTAGATTATCAAAAATATCATCAATGACAGCCACGCATTCCGCATCGGTTGCGTAATCTGCCACGAAATCGCCTGTATCAGCCGGAGTCAACACACCAGTTAAAACTCCTACGGCAGACAGGACTCCTGTAAGTGTTGCCTTATCACTCATCAGAAAGTCACCTCTTCTGTTAGTTTCAGCATGTGTGGTGGAATCACAGTCGCAATAAATCCATCAGGCCGGCGCAATTCGACATCATAGTAGTATGTGCCATACGCCAGATTATCTGTCTCTCTAGGAACAATGGTGATGCAATTATTAGCAGCCGCCTTTTGTATAACGACTTCCTCATCGTTTGGGGATCTTTTTACTGTAAAAAGCACCTGATCATCCGGCGTGATTTCGTAGTCAGTACCGTCTTGATTTTTGATTTGCAGTCTGAAAGTAGCAGTATCTCCTCTTGTCAGACTAATTCCATTGTTGACCACTTTCAGCACAATATCACCTCATCAGTACCATTCACTTAAATCATATTTCCGCCCATCAATTTCAAAAGAATCAGTATATTGCCAACCAGCAAGGATTCTGCTCGGGAAATAATCATGGAAATCACATGCACCGGCATATTGGGCAATCCATACGGGTACATAATCAGCTAGATCGTCAAGATTCATGCAGTCTGTGATAGTAGACAGACTTGCATAGATTCCGGCAGAATAACCCGCTGCATTGCATTCTGAAATAAATGCACTACAGATGGCGGTCACATCTTCCCTATCCTGCCCAATGACTTCGGGCGCTTCCACATCAAACCAAATCCCTAACGGCGGTGTACCGTACCCCAATGCATTCAGCGCCTCGATCACTCGATTTGCTTCTTCTCTTGCTCGCTCGGTAGTTTGTGCGTGCGCGTAGCAATAGACGCCCCACGGCAATCCCCTAGCCTCCGCACCGGCGATATGTTTTCCGTGCAGTTGAGTCAGGCTTCTGCCCTCGGAAATCTTCACAATCGCACCACCGACTCCTGCGGCGATGAGATGAGACCAGTTAATGTGATCATTCCAGTCACTTAAATCAGTTACCAGCATTCGTTATCCTCCTTTTTCCAACGTCCCTTTATCCAATCCCCTACGGTAAACAAAAAGACTGCCACGTAAATAACGACCCATTCTTTTAATTTCATGTTGGTCTCCTCTTTTTAATTACTGCAGCTAAATCATGGACCATAGACACGCCAGCATCGTCCAGGTTCTCCACGATGCTGAGAAGCTCGGTGGATGCCAGGTAGGCAATCACGATCTGTGCAAAATTGACATGACCTACAAGGATATCGGCTAGACCGCCAGCAATCACCAAAAACATATAAGCAAAGATTTTCCCTGCAAACTGCGTTTTCATTTCATGGCTATTGATGATACGAGCCCGATGTGCCGCTGGAATGCCTCGGATGGAATCAACCAGCGAGGGCTTTTCCACGTTGTTCTCAATCAGCCAGTGATAAGACAGGGCGATAAATTTTGCGAACAAGTCAAGAGCCACCAACACGGCGAATGCAGTAAAAAGCATGATGTGCTTCGACATGGCGATGAGTAAGATCCCCATAAGAATTTTGTAGGGCCAGCCGTCCGGGATGCTGCAAATCGCACGATCGGCGGAATTGTAAATTTGAATGAAGATTTCAGTCATGTTTTATCCTCCGCATCTTTCTTTTCTTCTGTTTCATCTTTGGGTGTCAGCGGCTTCGATCTGATACATTTCGCATTAGTGCAAAGTCCAGTCTTGTTATCCATCTTGCGATGGCAAAGGAAACATCTTTCCATTTAAATTGCTCCTCTCTTTTCTGTATATTCCGCAACCAGTTCTTCTCTTTCAGCTTTGAGGTCATTGTAGTAGTCCTCATCTTCTACGGCTTTTGCTTTCGCCATTCCTGTTTCGATATCACTGATTTTTCTAGCATATTCAGAATCAAGCGCCGCCAGTTCGGCTTCTCGCTTCTCTTCTTCTGTCGGTTCCGGTTTAGCCTGATATGCTCCATCTTTATACAGCAAATCACCTTGCAGGGCTTTGTTGTAGGTCAAAGCGTCTTGCACAACATGGACCTTGTCTGGATATTCCACTTTGGCTTTGGTCTGCAGTTCTTCCACCGTGTCACCATGTACACCGGTCACATAAGAGGTTACTCTTTCACCTGTTGTTTCGTAGATAGACAAATATGTCAAAGTAGGATTGGCAATAGATACTACCATCGCATTATCTCCTTACATTAAAATAACCTCCATCAATATGATTGGAGGTCTAAAAAATGAAAAATCCAAATGGATATGGTTGTATTAAATTATTAAGTGGTTCACGGCGGCGGCCGTATTGCTTTGTTGTGTCCCAGCAAGGCAAGCAGAAAGTCATTGGTTACTTTGCTACTAAGTTGGAAGCAATGGCTTATCAAGTTGATTACAATCAATCTCATGGGCTCCACCGCCTTTCGGACAACAAAATAACATTTGCAGAATTATATGCACGCTGGCTTCCAAAACATATCGAATATAGCAGCGTATCTGATAGCACGATTCACGGCTATGAAAGCTCATACAAGCATTGCGTCTATCTGTATGACGTGCCTGTAGCAGAAATCAAATACAGCCATTTACAAACCGTCATAGATGGAATGAATAGGTTATCATATGCCAGCAAGAAAAAGGTCCGCAACCTGCTATCGCTGCTATTTGCATACGCTCGCAAAATGGAATACACGTCTCATGATTTTACTGGGCTTATCCGAATCGGTAAAAACAAGCCAGTCAATCCTCATCAAGCCATGAGTAAGCAAGCCATCAATCGGCTTTGGAAACTAGCTGATAAAGCAGATGTCGATATTGTACTGATACTCATCTACACCGGCATGCGTACTTGCGAACTCCGTAATCTCAAAAAAACCGACATCAACCGTAGGCAGAAGTATATCCGCATCACAAAATCAAAGACTGAAGCCGGAAAACGAATCATCCCTATCGCTAGTAAGATATGGCCTCTCGTAGAAGCTCGATACTCTTTACAAGGTGATTTCCTATTATGTGATGAAAGTGGTAATCCATACAGCTATAGTCGTCTCTCTCGTCTGTTTATCCGTGTCATGAAGCTAATTCACGGGGAGAAATACAAACCGCATGATACTCGTCATACATGCGCCACTCTGCTTGATGCCGTAGATGTCAACGATAACGCTCGGAAAATGATCCTTGGCCACGCCAGACATGATGTAACTAACGGAGTATACACTCACAAAAATCTACGGCAACTACGTAAAGCTATCGAAAAGATTTGATACCAACCTGTTACTAATCTACAAAATCGAATATTAAAAAGTATCACAAACACTGTATAGTTCGTGATACTTTTTTGTTACTCAGATTTCGAGCGATTTCTAGGATTTCGGGCGAATAGACAATTCTAGGATATCCGTAATTATCGGCTTTTCTGCCATTCTACGAAAATCATTTTCTACAGGGTGGATATGAGTATCATAGTGGTACAGATAGAAGAACTTGGACCTTCCCAATCACATTCCCTCATGCCTGTTTAACCGCAATGAATACGCTAATGTACGATGGTGCATCAGGTGATGGGAACAATGATACAGTCTATAATCTTTCTAGAGCCTCACTTAACTATCGTAGCGATAACAGATGTGGTAGCTACAGAATAGCGATTGGTTACTAGACAGGGTGGATATGTTGATACAAGTACAGGAGCCTCCAGGTCCCCTGTTACATTTGCAATATCTTTTACTACTACTCCCGGATTAGCATGGACCACCGATTATGCGTCTATAAGAGGCACTAATGCTGTAAGCTTAACGGGGTTTGACACAACTATAAACTACGATAGAAAGAATGCTAAAATTTGGTATATTGCCATAGGGATCTAAATGGTATACCGGCAAATCACTAACGATCACAATAGACAACGGCGCCGGAATATGGCTCGCAATATGTAAATAAACAGGGTGTAATTGGCTCTGGAACTGTACCATTCCCCATATCGTTTAACCATGTATTATCAGGGTTTGCTCAGTTTGATAGCACCGTCTCAAATGATGATCTGTGGAACGCTGACCTTGCGTTATTTATTTCGAATAGTTCTATCCGGTGCGGTGGCGAAGGGCGAAGATTTTATCACATCGGGATCGGTTACTAGACAGGGTGGA